CGAAGAACCAGAATTAATCGTTATGTTGTTTGCAGCGAGAACTCCTATAGTACCTGTTATAGCGTCAATGGTTAATGCTGCGCCAGATATAGTAGATTTCGCTGTTGTTAATTCACTCCCGAGCGTTATACCTTGCCCTAAAACAATATCGCTTGCCGCAATCGTCAAGTGAGACTTTGTACCATCAGCTGAGAATTTAAATGCACCGCCGCCGATATTAATTCCGTCTGTTCCGATATACACGCCATTGGACGTGCTATCTAAACTATTATCTTCACCGGCATGCATATAATGTCTTGTAACACCTTCGGATGTGGCTTTGCCAAGAGTAAACCCAGCGATGTTTCCAGCATCAGCGTTTACCGTTCCTGTAATAGATACAGCATAATTACCTTGCTGATCTTTAGTAATACTGAAATTAGGTGAATCTACAAGAAACTCACTGTTTGCTTGGATACTTAATGTAGAACCAGATTTGATTGCCATGCTCCCGCCAGACTCAAGATTGACAGTGCCGCCTTTAACATTCAGTTCCCCGTTGGATTCGATGTTCATTTTGCCGCCGGGATTGTCGTTGCTTCCAGCTTTAAGATTAATTTCACCGCCAGACAAAACAGATATCGATGCAGGAATCGTTTGCCCTTGTTTATTCATATATCCTGCACGGATATCAATTAAAGCATCTGTAGTGTGAAGCGAACCAGAAGGTCTAAAGCCATCTATCGTAGCGTACAATTCAAGGGCTTTGTTGCTGCCAATTTCCAGCTCCTGACCTACGCTCGCATTAATCTTATCCGTCGTAATAGAACCAGCTTCGATTAATACACCAGACAATAATCCAGTATAAATGGCATCAGCCGTCATCCCGTCACCAGTCATTGTAGAGCGCCATTCCCATTCGCCCCATTTGTCTTTGGTGTTTGATATCATATACCCAGCGCCAGTTAACATCATTGCAGAATTACCATCGGCAGATTCCATAACAATATTGCCTTTGGGATCTGTGTACCAGTTAGATGCACCGCCTTGAAGCAACGTAACATTTGCTTTGATGGCTCCTTCTAGCTTATCGGTTGCCATCTTACCTGAGCCAGATATATTACAAGCTCGTTTATAGACAGACTGATTTGCTTTTGTTTGCTGCGCGACATCCGCGATATGCGAAATAACATCGGTAAAAGAATGCTGATTTAAGAGAGAGAGATTTGTATCAATACTAACTTTAGTTTCCCAAGGCTTATCATAACATTTTTCAATCTTATCGATAAAAGCCCATTCGTCTACGTTAATATCCGGATCAATCAAATGAGCGGCATAAGACATGTTAATATCAGGCCAGTCTGCAATCGATCTGTCATCAGCTGTTAAACCTTGTTCTGAGCCATACAGATCTAAGAATGTAAATGTGTAGTTAGGTTCTGGTCGTGATATTATATCAAGATTTTCTTTTGCGTCAGCATAAAGCTTATCTTCATCGCCTTCAACATAGCTGTCTTTCTGCCACCAGCCTTCTCGATACAGATCACCAAGATCGGTTGCTAGTTGATTGTTTTGGTCTGTTATTTGCTGGGTGACCACATTATACGCAGGTAATCTTTCCAGATATAACTGATCGCTTAACGTCACAAGATTTGGAATTAATTCGTTAATGCCAATTCTGTTTCCTTTTAGAGACAATGTTTCTTCTTTAACTTTTCCGAGAATCTGATACTGTTTTCTTGAAATAAATAGTCTGTTTAAATAATCATGTACTCGCACGTAATGGTCTGACATCGGAATACTGGGACAAACAAATCTTACGTAACGTACTCTTTCCGAAGTTGTAAAATAGCCTGTGTTTTCAAGACCGAAAGAATCCAGATATCTTCTATTGGAGTCATAGAATATAATATAGCTTCCGGACGGAAGATGATAATCGTAGCGCGTACTGTAGTTTAACGTAATATTGTTAGAGCGGACATAGTCTTCAGTATTATATTCGACGTGCGTCGTTCTATCGATCGCACCTTGATTAAATGTGACATTCGAAAGTTCATTAACTAAAGGATAATCAATCGTATCAAACGTTTTAATTTCTGCTTTTACAATATTATCGTTTATTTCGCCTTGAAAAACATTGTTTGATGCAGTATCTAGAATGATTTTCTTTCCAGTTGTTACTACTTGATCTGTTGTAAACGTCCAAATGAAACCATATTCATCCTCAAATGCATAGTTCCCGGGAATCAGATCACCGTACGTAGTATATTCATATCTATCGTATAATCCCTTATATAACATATCGCGTTTTAAACAATAAAACACAACCTTGCTGAAATTATTTGTTAATCTTTGAGCTTCAGCATCTGGAGCATAGTATTTATTGTGACTTGGAATCTGGATTCCACTATCTCCAATTTCAACCCACTGTAAGATCCCGTTTTGTGTCTCTCCGTGATAAAGAAGTTTGGTTCTTGGATTGAAATAATATTCACCAGCCACAACAGTAGGCGGAGTTTCAGACACGTATACTCTTCTCCAAATCGTATCTCCTGCCAAACCGTAGCAGAAGTATAGATTACCAAGAGTTGTTTCGTCCCTGAAAGATCTATAGAACCAGCCGTAACTGTTCTGCACAAGACGATAATCAGGTAACGGATCACTATCCCAGCCAAAATATGTTGGATGGATCTCAGTGACCTGTTTCGTGGTCTGTTGTAGAGTTCGAGTCAAAGCTTCAGCTTCGCTTTCCTTGACGCCGAGTTTGCCACTAATAGAATTTGTACAGTATAAATAGAAATGAGTTCTGTCGATAGGAAAGTTCGAAACATTAACTTCGTTTGTGTTCAACCACACAACCAAAGAATTAGGATCGTCGTTTTCTTTGGCCGAATAAATATAATCTTCTGTGTTGTCATTAACCTTTTTAACATATCCTTTTCTCCACCTAGCGGGGGTCACAGAAGGATTGATTGCATATACAACACTACCAACTCCAGAAACAGGATCGCCATTTTCTTTCAGTTCTTCTGCAACATACCAAGTAAACAGCCGCCTTCTTGGCTCGTCATAATCAGACCTGTACAATACGGGTTGAGAACTATCGAGTATCAGCTTAAGATAATTGCCATCTTCTTCATACCGAATCACGTTAAGTTTTAGAAATCCAGTATTATGTTCCGCAATAACGCTTAATTCGTTCTGTGTTTCAATAACTTGTTCATATATTTCTTCAGCCGATGCTAATAAAGCAGGAGCTGTTCTCTGATATATTGCTATTTTTTGAAGTAAATCATCTGATAACAATCCAACCGAATTATAATATCCAAAATCAGTAATGAACGAGAAGTAGTTTCTAATGTTAGACACAGAAGGAGTCAAGGATGTTCTATTCTCATACTTTGGTTTTTTATATACATGATATGCTTTTTCTTCACGATTATTCCAAACATAAGACATAGACGTAGCATCCAACATAGACCATACAACAGTATCGCCGCCTCGTGCATTTGTGGCATAGAAGTAATACGTTGCTGTTCCATCAGAGAAATAATACTCTCCGTTTCCAGAGATTATCATTGTGTATTCTTTATGCTCGCATCTCTGTAAAGAACAGAGACCTTCCCGATCTCCGTAAGAACCATACGCATAAAGTTTCGTACAGATGTTTTCTGTGTTTAAGGTTCTCTGTATGTTGTGAGCGTTGCGGTCATAATGCAGCTCAAGCACGGGAATATTGTTGTTGACCACTTCTGTCGGAGTTCCGTCATCGTTCAACTCTTCAGAGAACGGGTTCATAGGTAGAACATCCACAGTCATTTCATTCCCATGATAGATCGGCTTTGCATCGAACAGTTCGCACATCGAAGCAATCATCTTGAATGCACCGGTCTTAGCTGATGCAACTAACGATCTGACTTTCTCAACGTTCGGCTGATCTCTTTCCATGAACTGAGCCACGTTACCGCATGTCCAGCCGGTACCTTCAAGGATTGTTTCAAGAAGCTGTCTGGCTGTGCCAACATTGTTTCCTTCTTCGTCTGAGAACTCAAGATCCATCTTCTTCTGTTTGAGCAGCATTGAGATATGGTTTGCTACAACAGATACGTTCTTTGATTTTTTATTGTGTGTAATCTTTGGTTCAGAAATCAAATACCAGTCTGTTTCATAATCATCCATTAGCCGAATTCTGTAATCTGCAATCAGGTATTTGATTCTATAATTATCTTCCATTCTTTCGTCTGTATAAACTTTAGAAGGAATCGTAAATGACAGTTCTTTCCAACCATTACGTTCGGATGTTACAAATACGTCTGTAGCCCGTCCGCTTGTATCGGAAAGATTATCGTATAAATTACAAACAATATTACCGCTGTAATCGCAGACATCCAGCCGTAGATTCCGTATGTTGGCGTTCAATTTTCATCACATCCTTTACGCATATGTTGGTTTATAATTGAATGAAAGTGTATCTAAATATAATTCTGTAACAGGAGATATCGTAATCTCGTTCAAGTCACAGATCATAGTGGATTCGTTTTGATCTCCGAGCGGTTCTTCTTCGCTGACGCGAAGTGTTAATATATTATCCTCAGTTTGATTCAATATTTTGTGCCAATGAGAATTAATGAAAATATATCTGCCTACAACATCTTGTTCAAGATTGTTGAAAAGCGTTACTGTGTTGGTTCCTGAAACAGACACAAAAAGCCCTCTGATTACGGGATTTGTCGGCTCAATTTCGATGAAACCTCCCGAATGATATAAAAAGCTTATCTCTGAACTGACGTTATTTCTGAGGACAGTTTTGCCGCTGATTCCGTCGATATACAGTTCTTTGCTTCTGTCTGTCGTTGCTGATCTTGTCATACCAACAATACGGCATTCCTGTTTGGTTGTGTTGTTGGTGATGATAATTCCATCGCCAGCATTGCCAGCCAAAGTTAATCCAACAGCCGCACGTTCAGTTCCTGGATTAGCAAGATAGATTGTTTTTGTGTTCGGGGCTGTTAATTGAATGTCACCGAAAGTCATCTGAGGAACCATTTCGCTTCGGATGAATAAACCTGTGTTTTGAATAACTTTGTCATGATATTTGTCGATTGGTAATGAGTAGAATAAATGTTCGTTAGTAAAAGGTGCATTGACATTAATACCTCTCGCAAATGGATAGCCTGCCTTCATAGTGATTGTGATGAGCCCATTGCGATAATTCGTCATGTCGCGATCATTCACTTCGGTAACTGTTACATAGTACGCATACCAAGGCATTCTTTTAAACACTAACTGACCTGACTTTCCAACCCTGAAAAGCTGAAACACTTTACTCATCAATCCACGATCAATATCTTTTTCTTCGTAGAAGCATCTGAGTACAAATTCTTTGGGTTGTTTATAAGCGCCATAGTAATAACCACCATTATGGCCATCCATTGTTTCTTCGTGAACAATTGTCTTAGCAGGACGATATACGTATGTGTTCTCTTTGTCTGGTGCGTATTCCAGATTGAAGTCCGCAATATCGTATCCGCAAAAAGTAAAACCACCTCTCATGCACATTCACCACCTTTCTATGTTGTCGTCTCTCCCCTTTACGTGCATTTTCGAAAGGTTCGATTTTGAACGTTTTTAAACGAAATGATAGTATTTTGAAAGTCTCAGATTAAATAGGGTAGGGGAGCGGGACGGTAAAGTCCCGCTCCGCCTTAAAATGTATAACTCGCAAGATTTAATCCTTCTTTACGAAGCTGTTTCGTAAACTCTTGACCAACTCTTCTTGCGACATCTTCGAAATCAGCATCATCCTTCATCTCTGCTCCGTTAATCGTAATGTTGATATCTCCGATGGTTTGATTGCTTGTGTTTATCTTATCAAGATTTGGAACTCTAAACGGTTCGATATTGACGTAGTTTAAAGCATCAGTAAGAGCTTTAATGTTGGCGGTGTCATAAGCACTAAGGAATGCTTCGGGTTTGGACATGGATCCATCAACCCATGCAAGTCCTGTATAATCAACTAAGCCACCTTCTGCATTTGGGCCTGTAATATGTTTATTTGTTAGAAGCTTTTCTTGATTTTGTTTATTGGCTTCAGCTGCTTTTGCGCCGAGATCTGATATGCCCTCAAAGAAGCTACCTAAAACATTTCCAACAGCATTGCTTAAATCATTAAAAGGTTTAGAAATATCGATATTTAAAGGCGGTACTCCAGTTGCAACATTTGATCCACCGACACCCGCAGATGTAGAAGTATGAGTTGTTGCGCTATATGATGATCCATACTCTTTTTCAACAATCTTTTGTGCTTCCGTTTTTGACGACGCTTGAACGGAATAACTTGTCTTAAACCCGTTTTTATCATAAACATCATATGTAGATTTGCTAGCTTGTTGTTTCTGTTGCGTTCCCGTATTGGCAGATGGAGCAGGTTGTTCAGGCGCTACTGGTCCTTCGCTCTTCGGAACAACGTCTCCGGTTCCGGCGTAATCGCTTGGATTTGTAGGAGCAGGAGTTGGTTCAGTTGTAGGTTGATCAGGCTGAGTATCGTCAGGTTTGGTATCCTCTTCTTCACCTTTTTCTTTGCCATCGTTTTTATGATCATCGAATGAAGTGAAGCTTGGATTGTAGCCGCTGCCGTTGTTGTACCAAGAAAAATCAGGATCCCAACCTAAAGCTTCAAGAATTGCTTCTTCTGAATTTTGAGGAGTAAAGTCTTCGTGAATATCTGGTGTATAATTAATTGCCTGAAGCGCAACACTAACAGCGCTGGCAGCATTAGTCCAGCCATCTTGCCATTGACTTGCCAGCTGAAGTTGTCCAGTAACACTGGCATTCGCATAATCCAAACTATTCTCATACATGAATTTCATAAAGCTGTCTTGACTTGAAAGTATCTCATTAATCTCATCCCAATAAGTCTCGACAATACCCTTCATTGCCATCCATGTTTCTTTCCAGCCTTCTTCAAGCTGTTTCTTTCTTTCATCAAGGCTGTTCTGATAATCAATATCATTCTGCTGCAACCATAAAACGATATCGGAATAACTTCTGCTTAATACTTCTTTGACTTCGGCTGCAAAATTGTTAGCATCAAGAAGCATTTCCTGCAGATTCTCTCCGTGAATCTGGACGTATTCGTTGATGGCATTAATTTCATCTTCGATACGTTCAGTTGCAGCTTCTGCTTGCTGGCTTGCTTCGTCCCATCTGATATCCTGCCTCAGTTCATCGATCTTACGGGTAAGCTCTTTAGATTCCTTGCTTCTTGTTGGATCAGCAGAAATAAGAGCTAATTGCCGCTGATAATCATTAAGCTCGCTGTATTTATTTTCCGCATTCATCATCTGCCTGCGGTAATTCAGCCGCTCATTAATCAGTTGCTTTTCTTTTTCAAGAGCGTCTTTCTTTCGATCAAGCGTTTCTTTTTCCAGATCCCATTCGTCTTGATATCTGCGTTTGATAACATTGAGGATAATATTCTGCATTTCGACTGTGTTATTTAACATGTCTCTTTGCTTTTTCTTATTATCTTCAATGACCTTTAAAACCATCTGTTCAAGTTCAAGACGAGTTTTACGAATTGCTTGCTCGTTCTGTCGCAGAAGCTTGTTATTCTTTTCAATCGCATTATTGTTCTGTAAAAGAGCTTCTTCCTTCTTCTTGATTGCATCTGATAATCTATAGTAATCTTTTTCACTCAGGTTGATGTTTTCAAGCTCTTCTCTCAAGAGAGTAAGCTCTTCTTCCATAGCTGTAGTATTCTCTTTGCGATAATCAATCTCTTTCTGCAGCATGATGCCATAGTTGGTAAGCTCGCCGTTAGTTTGATACCTAGTCTGCTCATACTGCATAAGCGTAATGTTATGAGTACGATTACCTTCGTGACGATTAATTTCGTCAAGCAATCTGTCAACTTTAATTCCTTCGAGTTCTCTGTCGAAGTTTTCAAGCTCGACTCTCGCAGAAGAAATAGACTCTTCAAGAGACAATACTTTCTGACGCAGATTATCCCATGCGCCAGAGCCATAAGGCACTGATCCCATTTCAGCTTTCAGTTGTGCTGCTTGTGCCGTCATATCTGCAACAGAAGAAGTTAACTCTTCACGACGCTTTTCGGCCATGACAAAGTATGCATCCCAGTTGCCTTGATTCTGATAAATCTGTCCTTGATCTTTAATCAGCTTTTGAATATGACTGCTTAAATCGTTAATTCTATCAATGCCTTCAAGGATTTCATCAACGCGATCTTCCATGATATCCATTTCAGCATTGGCGATATTAGCTTCAAGCTCAGTAATCTTGCCTTCAATTTCTTGAACCAACTGAAGTTGTTTATAATACTCTTCAGTTTCTTTTACCATAGCTTTAAGCTTTTGAACTTCGATCGCTAACAGGCTTTTCTGAACGGTAATCATTTTACGCCAATTTGCGATCTGTCTTTGCATCATATCCCGATACGCACCGTGATTACCAGCCCGCTTATACGCGTTGGCCATAAGCGCGTAACCGTTGTTCTGATGCTCCTCGGTCATCGTCTGACGCTGTAAGCTCTCTCTTGTATCATTCTGTTCTTTCTCAAGCTTATCTTTTCTGGCCTTATCTCTTTGAGTGAGCATGTTATCGTTCTGTTCAAGAAGTGAGTTAATCTCTTGAGTAGTATTTAAAGCATTCTGAGTTTGACCTTTGGAATTATAATAATCTCTCAAAGACTCCAACTGAGTAACATGTTTATTGTTACGTTCTTCAATCTCTTTATAAATATTTTCCTGTTCTTCGAAGAGCTTATTATACGATTCGGTATCTTCATTAAGATCGGCTCTCTCCATTTGAGAACTGATCATGTTTAATCTGTGAGTATACGGAATCGCTTCATTCTGCTGATACTGTCTTTGAACGTCTAATCTTGTAGCATCTAGCGTTATTCTATCGTTGACACTCTTGGCAATCTTTTCTGTTAAACTATCTCTTTCTCCAACAAGATCTCTATATCTGTCCGATTCTCCGTTACGCAGATATTCATCTTCCATAGCAGAGACGATTTCAGCCCTCCGTCTCCTGTCTTCGGATTCAATATCGTTTATGCCAGTAAGCTGCTTATCAATCTCACCCAGCGCAGCTTCTGGATCGTTCACATTCATATAGAACGTATAATCGATCTCAGACATAGTTTGCTTATGTTGCAACAGCGTAGAGTTGTACTCATACAGTTGTTTCTGTTGAGCATCCATCTTGGCATAGAGAGCATCTACGGCTTCAGCTACTCCAGCAAAAGCTTCCTGCGCAGCCCAAAGTGATTCTGTCAATTTGTTCCAGTCATCAGATCCTTCTTTGGTACTTCTGCGCATGTTCTCAATCTCTTGGATATTCTTTTGATACTGATCTGCTAATCTTTGTTGGACTTGAATTTGCTGATTGACATTATCACGATACGCCGCATCATCATTATAACGATCATAATTCTTTTCTTGAATCTCAAGCATCTTTTGATCGTGTTGGATAGCAGATACATCGAACTTTTGTTTTTCAAGGAGTTTGTCAGCTGCGGACTTGCCGCCGCCGCCTCCACCACCGCCACGACCATGATACTTTCCGTTTGCATTTTTAGAGATTAATGCCTTTAAGTTGATCTTTTCTTTTCCTTCTTCTTGTACGAAAGTTAAAGAAGCAAGATCTCCAGCATATGCTTCCAGGCGTGCAATTGCTTCTTCAACAGCTGCACGAGCAGTATCATCAAGCGCATCTAGATTCAACGTTCCGTCTGGATTAACAGTGATGTTGCTTAAGTCATAATTTAAAGATAAGTCGTCGACCATGCTGTCCCAGATTGCTTGGAAGTCATCTGTAGCAGCTTCGTTAACAGCGTCTTCAGCGCCATCTAACAACTCAGCCAGTCGATCCTTAGAAAGCTGTTTAATCTCATCGGAACTTATTTCCGGGAACAGGCTATCGATAAACCCAAGTGTTTTAGTATCTAATTGTTTACCTGATTTGCCTTGAGCTTTGGATATTGCAGTCATTTGATCTTGGAAACCTTCAATGTTCTTACGAATCATTTCGGTTCCTTCAGATGCATCTTTGCCGCCCTTCTTTATTTTAGAAAGAGCCGACGCAAGATTTGCAGAACCTTTACTGAACTGCGTAACATCTTTCAGTTTATCTTCGTTGACCTGCTCGTTGTATTTTCTTAAAGCTTTCTCAGCTGTATTGGCAGAAACACCCTCAGATTTAAGAATGTTTGCGAGCTCATCAGAATGATCAAGTGAATTAAAAGCATTTATTTCAGCCGCGTACTGCTCTTGATTCTGCATCCAGTCACGATAAGTATCAATCATATTCTGACCGGACATGTTACCGCCGAACAGACTGTTCATCGTGGCCCGTTGAGTTTCAGGTGATGCTTTTCTTCCATACAGAGCGTTATAATATGCATCATTAATCATATCTTCTGTAATGGCAGAACCTTCTTGTCCGAAGGAGTTTACCATATACAGAAGACCGTTATCTATCGAACCCCAGTCGACATTCTTGTTTTGCTGAAGCGCAGAAACACGTTCACTAAAGGACGCTTCTCCACCTTCACCCCACAGCGTATTGTAAACTTCTGACATTGCAGCGCCGCGTTTACGTGTAGACTCAAGCGAAGAACTCGCAACATCCGATAATGATTTATACGTATTGTCGCTATGAACACCATTTTTTGCTTCGTTGATCGCATTAAGGAACGGTTCAATAAGCTCACGTAAATCTTCAGGCACTTGATCTAAAGACGAAATGATATCGTCTAAAGACATAGTATCAAAATCAAGAGAAGTTAATAACTCTTCAGGAAGAAGTTCGGTTGCAAGTTTCTGATAGAACTCTTTGACTTTATCGTTAATGGCAGTTTGCAGTTCGCCTTCCTGACCGTTCTGAAGCATTTCATCTACTTGTTCATCAGACAGTCCGAGAAGAGAAGAGATGTATCCACGGTTCTCAGCCGTGTTTCCTCCTTCTAATCCGTATTGTGCTTGTTGCAAAGCACGCATCGTATCACTATAACCGCTAATTAAACCTAACTGTTCCGCAAAGGAACCGTTAGTGAAGATATCCCGAGCCGAGACAATCTGCTGGGCGTTTTCGCGAACATAACGAGATGCGCTCATGTTGAGCTGTTCGGTTAACTGTTGACGGTCAGCTTCACGTTCATTTTGTGAAGCTTCGAGATCGGCAAGTTCTTTCGCTCTTCGCATTTCAGCAGAACCGTATACGGCAGTTCCACCAGCAGATACAGCTTCTCTGTTTCGTTCAACCATCCGTCTGAATTCAGTACCGTAAGTACTCATTGACTGAGCGGCCGTATCATACAGGTTCTTATCTTCAAACTGATCTCTGCTAAAACCATTCAAGATTCTGCGTTGAGCTTGTGCTATATCAGTCTGTGAATAATGCTGTTGAGCATTTAAGAACGGATTTACCTGATCGATATTTGCACCTTTTCCGGTATACGTATATTTTCCTTGCGTCATATCCCAGAAAAGCTGCGTCATCTTATCGTTAATCTTTCCGCTGCTTTGACCGACAACATCACCGTTTGAGAGAACATTGAATCCATATCGATCCATGAACTTAACGGCGTCTTCGTAAGAATAAAGCGCATCGGTTATTTCGTATCCATTTTGCTTAGCCCAATCAGCAGCCAGTTCAACTTGTCCTAATCTTGCAAGTTCGTTTAACGTCCCAGCAAAAGCTTCTCTATCATTCTCAGCCATTAATTCCGCACGTCGTAATGATCCAGCTCTATCTTTTTGAATTTCGATATCGCTAATACCATATGCACGCATAGCAGCATTTTGCTCTTCGTACGTTCCGTTTTCAAGCATGAGAGCCCGTTGCTGATTTTCGTGCATCTCAGATCCGAACTGTAGCTGAGTCTTGATACTTACATTTCCGTTTTTCTGTAAATCTTCAAGAAGTTGAGTAGTGCCTTGAACAACTTTTCCGGCTTCTTCAAGCTCTGAAATACCAGAAATATTAAGCTTAATCTGAATATTGCGATCAAGATTTATACCTTCTTGTTCTTCGGCCCGTTGTTCAGGTTTCATTTGCAGAAGACTAATAATTTCTGGATATTTACTTTGAATAGCTGACCATTCGTCAGTAGTCCAGCCTTCTTCGGTCATTACTGTTTGTGCTTCGGCCAAAGATTGGAAGTTTCTACCATAAAGATTACGAGCTAGATCGGTAGCTTCTTTATTTGTTATTGTACGGCCAGTGCCGACTTTAATTCCTTTTTCGGCTAATGTTCGTGCAACATAATCTTGCAAATCGGCATCTGTTGAAAGCGTTCTATTTCGTGCAGCTTCAACAATTCTTTGTGTTTCCTGTTCTCCGAAGAAATTTTGAAACACTTTAAAAAGCTCGGAATAGTTGCCGTTTTCTTTAGTAAAATCTTCAACAAAATTTGGATTGCCTTGAAGAGCATTAAACATCAACGAAGAGATTGCCTTAGAAGTGTCTTCTCCGTTTAACATTGCAGCTGCAATACTTTGATAATCGCTCCACCTCACACCACTACGAATCTGACGATGCGAAGCTTGCTCCAACTCGTACAATAAAGGATTGTCTCTCTGAACGTTGCTTAGTTCCGCGCCTTCAGCAAGAAGATCGTAAATATCGAATAAAGATTGCTCGGTATTTGCTTCTAATACTCTATTTAAATATCTGTTTCTAGCTTCTGTTTTGGCTAATGCTGGCTGCCGTTCTTGTGTTACAGTTTGAGTTGATTTCTGTGCTGTTGAAGGATAAACAGGAGTTCCATTATTTTTTATTTTCGTTAATGCAATATTATTATCTCTCGCATATTTTTCTGCGTCTTCTTGATTCCAGAATGTTTGATTGACTCCTTGTATTGTATAAGGAGCATCTGTCTCAGAATAAGATTTAATTTCATTTGCTGCATTAGATAAATTATCGTAATCGAATGTTTGAGCAAACCAATTTGAAAGAGCGTATTCGTTAAATTCTCCTTCGTCATTAAGCCAACTGTAACTTTGACCATTTCTTGTGTATTCGCGTTTAAAGTTTCCATTTTCATCATAAAGTTGACTCGTCAGCAAGGTTCGAAGACCAGACTCAATAACTTCAACGGAAGTGTTACCTAAAGAAGCAACCTGTTCTAATGTGCCACTTGTTTTATAACTGTTAATCGCATCATCAATAACTTGTTGGATATTCTGCTTCCTTTGCTCTTGATTTCTTGCTTCCGTAAAATTACCAGAGAAAAATTGATCCAGAACGTATTCATAAGCGTTCGATATTCTATCAAGTACACCTTCGTTTTCTAAATCCAACGACTGCGTTCCGTCGAGCCACTGCAATATATCTTCATATCTAGAATCGCTTAAGAATGTTTTTAAACTGTTGCGATATTTTCCTTGGTCACTTGACCACAATCGTTTGAAAACATTGGCGCGTCTTTTTCGAGCAAGATTTTCATCCTCACCCTCTACTAATCCTAACCAGCCACCATCTCTAAAGTTTATAGACATGGCCTGTTCTTTTGTCAGGTCATCACTAAAATTAACACCTTGCCCACGAATAAATTGTTCATTACTTAACGCGCGCTTAAGGCCGATTTCAAATTCACTTGCTCGGCTTTCTGTAATATTTTCACCTTCGAGAGTTCTGTAATTCTCAGGAAGATAATCTCTTACATATTGATTTGCATTATCAACATTTTCTTTATCTGCATCTTTTTTAAACTTTTGAGCAGTATCTTCTGCTGATTTAACGGCTTCTTCCCAACCAGAAAGTTTTTCAATAGCACTCTGCACTGAATCAGAAACATTAGGAAATACTTTTGCCAAATCTAATAAAGCAGCCCGGAGATTATTTCCCGCCGTAGCTTTCGCAGCTGCATCAGTTTTTTCATTAAGCGAATCGTATACTTTTCCTAATTTCTTAACTTCATCAATTGCATCCTGCTGGGTTTTTACATCGTTATCATTATAAGACTTTGTTGTCCCTAATGTTTCAAGAGCTTTCGCGTTCTTCTTTTCAAATTTTTCGCGTTCTGTTTCTGTTGATCCGAGTCCGGCAAGTAAATTTGTTCCGTATGAAGCAACCGCAAATCCACCAAGTGCGGCTAATATCGTAGCTATTCCAGCCAATGGTCCAAGTTTAACAGAGTTCAACGCAACTGCAATCGCTGCAATACCAGCTGCAATACCACCTAAGATAGGAGCAGCATTTGATCCATTTGCTATATTTTGCAAGAACCCTGACAACAAATCGAGAACATTTGTAATGTCTCCTCCGTTAACAAAGCTCTCTACGACAGCGTCCCAAGAACTTCTAACGGTATCCATCGATGCCGCAAGGCTCTGCATGGCAATCTCATACTTACTTTGAGTTACGCCTTCAGATCCTTCTGCCAGCCCCAAGTACTTCTCCAATGTAGCACCGTTATCTTCAGACATACCTTCCATCAATGTAGAGAAGATGTTTGTCTGACGAGTACCAGCCATTGCGTTGGTAACAATGGACTTCTGAGCGTCGCTTAAGTTCTTCCAGACTTTGGACAAGTCTAACATTACATCGTAAGCAGATCTCATCTGTCCGACTGTTTTGTTATCCCAGAGATCAACACCTACAGCAGCAAGTGCAGCTTCAGCGTCGGAAGCAGTCGTCTTCTCACCGTTTTGATCGGCTGTGTAGCCTGTAAGGCTCAGCCTTCTCATGCGGGAGAACACTGTCTGTAAGGCTGTACCGACCTGGGTACCGCTTAACTGTGTATCGGAAGTACCGATAGTAAGTAAGGCTGTTAACTCTTCGTAGGATACGCCTGCAACTTTGGCAGAAGCAGCAGCTTTCTGCATACCTTTACCAATCTCAGCCGCAGTTGTAGCAGCAGAGTCACCTAACGCTACCAGCGCGTCCATCGCTGCTTCGGCAGAAGGAACTAAGTCATTCTGTAATGCAGTAGTGATAATCTTGGTAGCTTCAGCAACATTAAGCTTAGTGACGGTAGCAAACTTGATAATAGATTCTGTACGGTCAGCTACTTCTGTGTCGGATAAGCCTTGACGATAAAGTGCAGCTTCGGTAGTAGCTACGTTAGAAACAGAGGTTCTGAGACCAATAGCACGATTAATCGTTCCGGTACGCACGTCACGCATTTCGCCGTTGGACTTCATGGTGATGGCTTGGATCTCGTTCATGGAAGCGTCAAATTCTTTTACAAAGCGCTTTGTTTCTTGAAGAGCTTTTTGGAAGAGTTGACGACCAAGACGTTGGGCAACCATACCGATTGCTTGACCTAATTCTCCGAACACAGCCTGAGCTGTTTGTCCGCCGCTGGTCAGTTGATCAAGTTGACTCTTTGCTTCTTGAGAAGCTTTATCTAAGTTCTTTAGCTGTTGAGTGGCTTGATCATATCCAAACTGCGCAGCATTAATCTTTTCCTGATCTCCAGATTTTTTTGCAATCTCCAGTTGTTTAGTGTAGTAATCCTGATTACGCTGAGCATCTTCTTTTTGACGATCGATAGAGTAGACTTGCTCTCTTGCATTCTCTCTGCGTTGTTCAACTCCGTAAAGAGCTTGAGCAATACGGGAGCGGCTGTAACGCATTTGTTGTTGCCGATTCGCTTGACTGAAAGCACGTTGCATATTATGAACGCGAATATCGCCTTGCATTGCAGAAGACGTCAAAGCATTATCTCTTTGTAGTTGACGTAAAATTTGATTATTATCATATTGCTCTGTAATGCGCTGCTCTAAGATTGGATCAGTATTAGCAAGTAATAATGCTTCTTGTTCAGAATACCGTTTCGCTCTACGAAGCTTTTCTGCTCTAGCGTTTCTTGAAGCTTTAGCTTGAGCCAAACGATATTGTATTTCTTCGTCTCTCGTCATCGAGCGACCTTGCAATTGAGCATCAAGCTGATATCCTTCTGCGTCAAGTTGAAGATTCCGTTGCTCTCTATTAAAACTTACTTGTTCTCTTGCTCGAGCTTTTATTCGTCTATTGGAATATTCTTGTTCGAAAGCATTTCGATCAAAATCAGGGTCATTTATGTGTTCTGCTTTATAACGATCTCTCTGTAATTTCATTTGATCATACATTTGATCAAATTCTTCTTTTGCCGAAAAATCCTCACCACTAAATAATGTATCTAGATTGCGCTTAGAAACACGTGTTTGAGCATTTTTCATCACTTCTCTGAAATATTCATCTTCTCTATTTCGCTTTGAATATTGATCCCATAAATCCTTATTATCAAGTATTTTATCATATTCGTTCCGAAGAGGATCGTCCAGTCCCAAAACGTCTCTTTGAGCAGTAATCTGATCTTTTAATTGTTGGACTTTTATATCAGCTCTATCAGTCGAAGATAAGTTGCCGTTTGTTAGTTCCCGTTGATATTTGGCTAACTGATCAAAACGTTGACGGTTCAATCTTGCTAGCATATCATCAGCTTGAGAATTAATTTTATCAACTTTAGTTTCTTCTTCTTTTGACATAATCGAAGAAGCGTCTCTTGTATAATCAGGCATTAATCCAGTACGCTGAAATTCTTCATATAAAATCGCGTCTGATTCTTCTTGTGTTAACTTATTTCCAGCTACAGCAACTCTTCTTTGTTTTCTCCAATTTTCTACAATCTCTTCTGGCGTTTGAGTTATTAATCCTAAGCGTTGTTGAAGATCGCGCTGAACAATTGCTTCTGGCTTATCACTTTCGAGGAATGAATCAGCTTGCTGTATTCTGTCTTGTCTATCTTTGATTATTTTTGCATAAGCTTCAGCTTCATCTTCTGTAATGTCCGGATTTACTATTTTTTCACTTGCTTCCTTAATTTCATTTGACCAGTTATCTATCTTTTGCTGAATTTGCTTTCTTTTATCGGCAAATGCCGCTTCAATCATTTCCGCCGGATCTTGTATTTCACCGATGAGACTTGACCAGTCTGCATCTTGAGCTTCTTTGTCAGATTTTAAATAACGGTCAAGTGCCGGTTTTATCTCTTCCATTGCCACTTCTTCAGCGTCAATCGAATCTAAAAATCTCTTTTTTTGTTCTCTTGCGACTTCAGCAAGTTTAGTATTATCTGAATCAACATTGAATAACTCAGCTTGTTCTTCAGGCGATAAATATGCATCTGCAAGTTCTTTGTATTCACCAGTTGGACCCATTTTTGTAATATAGCCACGGTAAATACTTTCTCCGCCAACTTCCATCTTTTTAATGAAGTCTCGACTGCTTTTAGCAGCCAACAATCTACTAGTAACACCAGACAGTGTTTTCATAGTGTTCGATCTTTGGACTCCATTTAGACTATTTGTGATATCTTCTCCCGCTTTATCCCAGTCTGTCACAGCGGCTTCAGAACCCAATTTATCAATTTGAGAAAGCAATCTTAACTTTTGTCTTATATCGTCTGTTAATTTTTCTCTTACTGGAGAATCAGAATCGTATCCATAAGCAACAGCATTGACTACTTCTTCTGGAAGAACTTCCATAAGTTTATTTCGGTAATTTTCGAATCGATTAAACTTTCTTTCCGGTAGATCCATTTCACGGAAAATGCTGCTTCGAATCTGATTCATAGTTTCAAGATCGCTTGGATATCTAGACAAGAAAAACTCTCTGTCTTTTTGAGACATATCTCTATGATTTTCCTGAGCTCTAGACGTATATTCTTCGGCTTGACGCTTTTCTCTAGACTCTCTAGCTATCGCAGCTGCATAAGCGCGGCCTTCGTCATCTAATGTTTTTGCGTCAATCATTTTATGCTCCATTGCATATTGAACATCTTTTTCGACTTCTGCAAAAACGGACTCATTATCCGCTCTTCTAGCTAAGATATGCGCGTCTTCTCGAGGATTATATCCAATTACACCACCAAGATCAGATACATATTTTTTAGCTACATCGTCCCAGTGCCCAACTCCAGCAAATGCCTTATATGAAGTTGCATTTGTTTCAGGATTCGGAGAATGCAAATTTTCATAATATTCCTGAGCATATTTGTCCATGATGGAATTGTAGAAAATAGACTGAATAAGAGATTCAGCTGCTCCTTCTGCGCTAGACTTATAGTCTATTGTATATAGCAATCCATCATTTTTATTTCGAAGCATTAAGTCCGGTTTCGCGTGTGTCCGTTTTGAAGTGTCATATCCGACAATCTGGCCGTCTTTATCTCTTATTGGTATTTGAATGTTGAAATCTTTTTGCATCGGGATTGCGCCGAGGCTTTCTCCGTTTGGTCCATAACTATAAAAATCTCCTTCAACATTCACAGGACGTTCAGTGTCGAAGCCAAGATTATTTAAAGACTTAATAAACTTAGCTGATGATGAAACTGGATTATTTTTAGTCGGAAGTATTTTATTTAATTTTTGAACAGCTGTGTTACTTCTATCGCCTTTTACTTCAAATAAAGGCTTTTCACCGTCTTTGCTGATTCTCGATATGTTTATCCCGTATTGGTTTAATTTATCATTATATCCGCCAATATAAGCATCAGTATAAAAATCATCTATAGATCTTCCATTTAAAGTTCCATCGGCCGCTGCTTTAAAATATTGCTCGAACGCCCCATGCATCAATAAACCTTGAAGGGTATGCTCGTTTTCAAACGGTTGATTTCGTAGTTCTGCTTGAGCCTGTAAGATTTGATCAGCAAGATTATTAAAGCTTTTTATTGTCGTTTCGGTGTTTCTTGCACCAGATGGAGTAAACTCAGTTGTATTTAGTCTATATTCTTTATCTGGCATCCAGTGCTTAAATGATGTCCAATTCATTTGAATATGATCATCATCCCAAACGCCGTTTTTTAATCTCTCTTCCTCTGCTGCTTTCTGAGCTTCTTCTTCTGCTTTCGCGTCATATGAAGTAATCTTCGCTTGTTCTTTTATTGCATCTCGGACCGCTGAATCAACAGCTTTGTCACTCTGCCTTTTGCTTTGATGCTTCACAAGACGATCAATTAAACCAAACCTGTCTCTATTTTCTTCAACGTTGTTTCCATTCGCTATTTCTGTTAAAATACGATCTCTTTCAGTTTGAAGGTTTTTAACAGTAAATCCTTCTCCGCTTTCAAGTTCGTGAATGCGACGAACAAATCTATTGTATTTTTTATACTCTTCTTCGTCTGTTGAAACATTTCGACCGCTTAAACTGGCCTCCCAACGTTGTGCAATATCGTAACCATTTACGATATCTTCATCTGTCATAGCTCGACCAGTCATCATTTCAGAGAACTTTTTAGCGTACCATCTTGTGGCTTGAGCTTCAGATGACGCGGATTTTCCGTATTTGCGTTCAATTAAACGGTTTACATTATTGTTAAAATCGGAGAAATCTGTTGAACCGTTTTCATAATCTATTGCTCGCAAAGCAACAGCAAGTGCTCCTTGAGGGCCTGAAATAGTCGCGAACTTAACTTTAAAAAGTTGATCAAGAGCTTCTTCTTCTTTTTCGAGATATGGATCTCGACCATCTTCTTCTGCTAACTCATTAAGTTTTGTCACAAAACGAAGATAGCTTCCGCCATTACTAAGAAAAGATTCAGTATCTTTATCGAGTTTGAGTTCTTGACCTTTCGTTCTCATATCGGAAGAAGCAAAATCATAAGCTTTCATTCCTTTATAAGCAAGCTTCCACTTTTGAGGATCTGAGTCGGGAAGATCCATGGCGTCTCGAATTATTTTCGAAGCAGCGCCCATTGCTCTCGTTGATTTCTGATAATTCTCAAGAGCTTTAATCCTACTTTCAAGCACATCTCCAGTTTTTGCTTTTGGTTCTTCTATATTACCTTTATAGCTTTCTTCTTTTTCTATTTCTGCTTGAGCTTCTTGTATTTTTTTGCTTATATAATCCATATGTGCATACGAGGCATCTTCAAGTCCGGCATACATACGGATTGTATCTCCATCGAAGTCTCCAGTGTTCATTTGATATGCTTGTTGAGTAGTTAAATATATTGCATTATCAAGCTGCTCTTGTGTAATCCCGAATTTTCCTAAAGCTTTAGAAGCCATGTTGTAAGCAACAATGCGCTGATCTGGCGCATCCGGATTTCTATTAAAAGCAGCACGTTTATTAAATGAAAGATTTTTGCCGCCTGTAGCAATTCGACCTGTATTGTTTAATTCAGCCGTTGCTATATTTTGTAATTCTTTAGGTAAATCATCTACTGTTTTTCCGGCGGCTTCTAGTAATGGCTCTAACCATGCCATAGGAGTAACAGCTGCTACAAGATCTTTCGCTTTGACTTCGTCCGGAAGAGCTATATAACCAGATCGTTCTTTTTCTTTAAGGCCTCTAATTTGACTTTGAATATACGATTCAGCTTCTTTTGAGTAAGCGAAATTAGCATCTTCGTCTAAAAGTCTAGAGTAATACGGGCTTCTTCTTAACGCTTCAATTCTTCCTTCTGCGCTTTGAAGATGGAAACGTCTTCTCGCAAATTCTTCTTTTGACTTTGCTTGTGTTTTAGCGTCAATCCCTATTGCCGCAGCAGTCTGCTGAGACATAATCGTCGGATCCGAAGACAAATCGTATGCTGTTCGCATAACCATCCAATGCGGAGTAGCACGATCATGAAATGCACCTTGTTCCTCAGGAAGCAACGTAACAATCCCGCTTGATGAATTCACACGACCTTCTTTTCGCGCTTGTTCATATCCGGCTTCACCATATTCTCCAACGTATGATTTTTTATCTAAAAATTTAAACCCTTCAAATTGCTTCACGGATGAATCTGTAAGAATTGCTCCGATGTCGTCCGCATTAGCTTTAAAGAATTTTTGACGTCTTAACTCGCGTTTCTGATCGTCTGTCAAACTACGTCCTTTGCCCATAAGATCAAGAACATCTTGTTTGTCCGCAGTTGCACTTGGAGCCCAATACATTAATTTGCCATTTTCGTTTGAAACCATCCAATTGCCATTCGCAGATTCTCCAACTTCATCTGGATTAAATGTTCCCATAATAGATCCAAACATATAATCAAGATCAACAGGATTCATCACGTATTTAGCAAAGCCCATCGCTGACCGCATTTGCACTGGACCATTTTTAAATAATTTGTTACTTCCTAACGCAGCTCCGTCTATGCGGTTCGGTTTACCTTCATATTTTTTTCCTAAAGCATCATACAATGCTTCCATGTTCATAATACGAGTCTGGAAAGGTTTTTCAAATTCACCAAAAACCTCTTCGTAAGGCATAGAAGATGACGCAGATTTAGAAAAGTTATTTATTTGTTTTATAAGTTTATCTTCTGGTATATCTCTCAAACCATTAGCATTTAGACCGCCAAAAAAAGATGGGATATGACGTTCTTCAGCCCATGTGTTAATTTGTTTTTTAAGATCATTTTCAATCAGCGAAATCGAATCTTCATTTTGCATTAAATATGAATATTTTCTTCCGCCATATTCATAATCTTTACTTACAAGATTTTTTAATTCTGGGAGTCGACTTTCATTGATTGTTCCATCTTTTAAAAAATATGGCTTTGTTGATAACGTCAAGATTGGCGGCGTTTTATAGATCGGCTTACCTGTACTCTCATCGCGACCAAATCCGAACGTGCCATTACCAACTCCGAAGCTCATATTGTTTCCGTTGGAATCTTTCCAGATGTCGGAAATAAGTTTCATTATTGGACTGTTAGTTCTTACAATAAATTGATCGTCTTCTGACTGATCAAATAAACCTGTTTTCTTTTTCCAGTTTGGATCACTTTCAACAAGACGACCCGTAGAAGAATCAACCCTTGTACGAGGAATAATAAATTGAGTCGGCGTACCAACAGTTTTTATTTTCGAACCTGAACTTCTATATTCAATTGGAGATCTTAAATAATCATTTACATTAACATTAGAATCGGCAACGATAGAACCGTCTCGCGAAAGAAGATCTAATACACCAATAGCAGACCTAACGCGTCCGCTCATGCGTCGATCTTGACGAGTATTTTCGCTGAAATCACGAATGTCTGAATCGTAAAAAGCATATCCTCTTCTTGAATCAGCGATTTGCCTAAGCGACAATCCTGCAAGTTTTCCAGCTTGAGCTCTAGTCAAACTTTTAGCCCAACGAAGCTCACCGCCTTCTCGTCTTGCAACGCCAGCCGCCTCTAAAATATCATAAACGTCAGAAGCATCGTCACTGTGTTCGATATAATCTTGAAGTTCTTTATATAATCCGGTTTTAACATTTATTCTTTGCTTTGGACTTTTTAAAGACTGTCTCCAGTTTTGAATATCTTGTTCTTCTGCTGACCCATTATTATAGTAAGCTCTTCTGAATTGTTCTGGGATAATATCATGTGCATAAGTATGCCGTCTACCTGCTTTAAAAGGCGCTTCTGCGAGAAGAGATTGTCCAATTGATCGAGAGGCAGATGTATTATTTGACAGCAACATTAATCGTAAATTGTTTTTTATTTGCTGATCCGTAAATTCTTGTCCGTTTCCTGCTGCTTTAAAACTATTTTTTATCGCGTTGTCGTTTGCTAAAACAGAAACATACCGATCTAAAGTAGGAGTTTGACCTTTGAATTGCTTCGCATTTAACTCAGCAATCCTGTTATTAACAGCGCGATTCATGATCGTAGGCGCGTTTTGTTTGAATGCGTGTTTACTCCATCCTAAATCCTGATCGTATGCTTCGTTGATCGCATTGATTCTTGCCGCAAATTCACGCAATCCAAGACTTTTAGTTATTAACGATGTTTCATCTAAACCTTTTCCGTAGTCCCTTTTCATTTGATTAATTAATCCAGAAACAGTTCTGGTGACATCCATAAATGGAGCAACCAAGGACTGAGAAAAGTTCTTGCCAAATTTAGTAATTTGCGATTGAAGCGTTGTTAATCCGTTTGAATACAAATTTAAGCTTTCTAAAAAATATTGAACAGACTCATTTTGGGGATCGTTAAATAGATCGATGGGGCTGCTCTTAACATTATTTCTTAATTCTTCTACTGCCTGACTGGCATCGTCAATCCCTTGTTTATTTAATGTTGTTAATATCTCAACTGAAACAGTATTTGGCATACCTACTTAACCTCCTTTTATTGACAAATTAAGTATTTCATGTTATAAAAAACGAGCAAACCCCTGCAATTGAAAAGGAGGAAGACTCGCATGGAAACAATATTAATCAATGAAGTTACTTGTCCTGCCTGCGGAGGGCATTTGTTTGACAAAGAATATATTGAAAAAAAGTTGTATATATGCAGGCAATCTGTTGATATGTACTTTAGATGTAATCACATACTTGCTTTCTGTAAACAATGCAACAAACTTCAAGACGAAAAAGAATTCGGAAAGCATGGCGATGTCTGGGAATGCAAAGAATGTGGCGCAATTTGTTGGCCATTAACTGACGAAAAAAGAAGAAGAGAAGAAATTCTTTCTAAATATGAATCTCGGTCTAAAAAGTTCAACAGCGTTGCCAACGAAATAGAATCTTTACTAAAAAATGAATAATGACATTGTAAAACATCAGAGATTTCACGATTTAATTTTCCGTTAATTCAACTTCAATTAATGATTCAAATAAGGAGTGATTAAGAATGGAGCGCATAAGTAACTCGGTGCCCTGCCGCAAATGCGGAGCCAACGAACATATTCCAAGATATGCACAAAGAGATTTCTTTATATGTAAGAAATGTTCCCAGCCGATCGGTTACAGATGCTCCGGATGTGAAGAGTTTTTTGAGAATGCCGACAACCTATATTATGACGGCAGTATATACAGATGTAAAATATGTAACACTATACAGTGGGGTTATTCTGATTGGAAGCTACAATAAAAAAATAGGGGAGAGACAGTTAAATCTCTCCCCTTTTATTATTTGACAAACTCGTCCAATATGTCTGTTCGTACGATATAAGCACGATTATTGATAGCTTGTTTTGCCAGCCGCACTTTTCCTTGTATCTCGCTTAAGTAAGATAATGTTCCTATTTCGCTAAGCGCTTGGTATACCGGATATAACAAATCCATTTCGTTCTTGCAAACTCTTCTTTCACGGCGAACCTCGCACAACTGCTGATATAACTTAAAACCAGCTCTTGCGTTTTTATTTCTGCTCATCTCGATAAAATGAAGAAGGTCTTGCTGTTCCGATTCTAATTTTGCCAACCGTGCCCGATCTGCTTCGTATCTGGAAAGCATATTCCGGACAGCCTCACAAAATTCTTTGAACGTTTCTTCAGGATGCAGCGTATCAAACTCTTCGTTGCTTTGTAGTATAGGCTTTGGATCAAAGTGTTCTTTTTCAACTGCAATAGGTTCAATTTCAATCTTTCTAGTAATCAATGAATCCAGTTGCGCCTGAGACATTCTATCTCTTGTTTTAGCTCTCGTTCTTGCTGACATAACAAACTCCTTTACGCATTATCTGTTGGAGCAGGGAAGGGAACAATATTGTCCGAAACGGCAGAAGTTCCATGATTTGCTTTCATGAATTCGACTACTTGCTTGATATAATCAGTTTCTTCCTGCATGATAGCAGGTTCTACAGTAGCGGTGATAAGATCATACAACCAGTCCATAACTTCTTTCTGTTTGGAGTCTCTCTTATTCCGTCTTTCGACTTCAAGCTCGAGTGTTTCCTTAACCTCTGCCGGGGACACTTCGTAATCTGAAATGTCGTTGAAATACAGCGCGTTATCTGCAAGGACAAGACGCCAGTCTGGTTCAAGATACCAAATACCGTTATCAAGCGGATGAACTGCTACTTCCTTAGCTTTGGTAATAAATTCTGAATATAACATACTTTCACCTCAATATAGCTTAACAATAAGTCCTTCATCGTATGTATTATTTTCTGTATAATATATTTCATCTCGGATGACAACTTCGGTAATCTCAGCGTCCTCCGCTACAACGTGACAGTCCTGTGGGTATTGTTCCAATATCTCAATTAGATCTCTGACTGTCATTTATAATCACCGTTTCTTATGTTTATTGAAGATGGTTTTCTTTTCTTCAGGAATTACGCCTAATATATGAGTCGATTCAGCGACCTTCTCAACAGGCTTTGGCTCTTCCTTCTCGATCTGAGTGCTGCCCTTGATAGCTTCAGGCTCATCCTTTACGGCAACATCAGCCGACACAATCCCGAATTCCTTAACCTTTGGGTAAGGGTTAGGAAGATTCATCTGTGCAATCTTGCGAACACAATTAATCATACGAATCTTGGAAGAACGTCCATTAATGGCCTTGGCACGCCAAGCGGCGCAAGCCAGCTTCGCTGTGTAGAACAGTTCGTTTGCTTCAATTACTTCGAAGTGAGGTTCTTCTGCACCTTCAATCCAGTTCCGAGCACATGCGTTAAAAGTACCTTCGTCGCCGTTTAAGGTTTCCATTACTCTTTCATAAAGTTCATAACTAGTCATTTTACATTTCTCCTTTATTTAAGGTATTCTTCGAACCAGCTGATATCACCAAGGGCTTCCTTAGCCTTTTCTTTCTGGTTCTCGCCAGCCTCAATAACTTTCATTGAACCCGGCATCGTTAATAATGTAGCCGCACTGTTTGTAGTGCTCTGCTTGTAAAGCGGATTGGCAGCCGCAATCATCTTGTTGATCGCTTCGCCGCCCTTCTTATCGAATACTGTCTTGCCGTACATATTGGACAGAGACTCGAAGTTCAGTCTCTTTCCCAATGCAGACAGAACGTCTTGGAAGAAGATGTAGTTCATATTATTGATTTTGTCTTCGTCTACTTCGCCCAGGTGTGCCGCAATTGCAGCCACAGCTTCGTCAAGACTTAACGCTTCGCTACTGCCTGGGCTTCCCTGTTTTTTCTTGCCGCTTCTTCCTTTTCGTCAATGTGGTTTATCCGGCCAAAGATCTTTACAATCCTATCGATAATGTCTGCATCGAAGTTATCGTAATGATCCCGTACAAACGTCGAGTCGTCGAACACAGACACAAGGAAGTCATATAACAACTGGTCTGCATCTCTCTTCTCATCTATTACACCCTTGCCGTACGTCAGCAATTCGTGTAAAGGTACAACCTTTATAATACCGTACCCCGAAGCTCCTTTGTTTCTAAAGTACTTCAGTTTGGTCGGTTTGATTTCGACTTTAATTCCGTCGATAACTACGGTATTGTCTTCGTCGTTATCCAAAGGCATTTCTTCTTTGGGAGAAGATTCTTCCGGTGTAGTCTCGACAGGCTCAGACTCTTTTGGAGTCCCTTTTTTTGCAGACGTTTGAGCGGGTTTTGTTTTGTTGGGTTTAGACGCAGCCGGGGTTTGAACCTTCTCAACCGTCTCTTTAGGAGTGGACACGTCTTGGAGTTCTCCGGCCGGGGTTTTAGCATCTTCCATTTTAGGATTCGGCAGCTGGACAATCTCCATCGTGCTCACCTTCTTCCTGCCTTATTTCTTTCAGTGTTTTTAAAATATCATATAGATGATATGAAATATCTTTCAGACTATTCGCAATGCTTTCCAAACTGCATCGAACAGTTCTGATCTTATTGTTGTTGAAAAACATATTCCTTTCTCCCTTCAAATAAAAAAGGGGATACTGTAAGGTTACAGTATCCCCAAAAGAGATTAACTAACTGAAACCTTTATATAAAAACCTTATCGATAATCGTTAGTAATCAAATGCTTACCTCTTGTAGTAAGCGGTGCTGTACGCGCCTTCATCGTTACGCTTAGCGTCCCAAATATGTTCAACACAGGTCGTTACTCTGTGCCCGCCTTTCGGCAGCTCTGCATCGCTGCAGAAGTTCTGACTATATCACGAACTCTTACGAGTCCCTCTTCATTTCGGATCACTTGATCCTACTCTACTCGCTCGATCTCTCGGCTTTCGATAGTCGATAGGCATTTATTCACACACACGTTCAAAATAATGACCATTACACGGTTTGTTGTGTTTGATTGACCAAAAAATTGCTTCAGACGTTCTGTTGATAGAACGTCCTGCTTCTGCGCCGCTTCGGAAAACTTCGCCAGTTGTTAAATCTTTCACTGGAACATGAATTGAATTCTTGTTGCCTTTTCTTGCAGCAGAAAAATTCTTCTTCTGCTCTTCGGACATCGGACCAGTTTTAAGCCCTTTATTCCACGGCGCATTGCCTCGGAAATGTGATTCAGCCAGTTTCTTCTTCTTTTCCTCTGAGAAGTTAAGACGTGCTTGGCTAATCTTCTGTCTTGTTTCTAGTGGCAATGTTCCACGATTTGGTTCTTCCAGCAGAATATTGTATCCATGTTCCTGTATGTTCGATTGATACTGCTCTATGTAGTATTTCTCTAATCTTACGCTTTCTTCGTAAGATAAGTCTTGAGCAAGTATTTCAAGTTCAAAGTTTTCCCATCCGTATTTACAGATAGCATTCCAGAATTTTGGACAGGTTTTATACCCGCTTCCATCTTTCTGAGCTCTTGCGCTAACCTTGCGCATTGTTCGGCCAATGTAAACTTTTGAATTAATCTTGTTAGTGTACTTATATACAATATTGTTGTTAGCTAATAAACTTTTTTCGTATACATGCACTGTTTAATCACTCCTCATATAATCGCTTTTTTGTGTGTGTGAAATTTAGCACGGGATTGTCTTCTTCTCTCCATTACGTCAATTTTCGAATGGCTTCAAAAATTTGAACCAATAGTATATGACAAAAGATAAGATAGAAGAGTTTCCCCGTTTAGAAGAGTTATTCAATGCAGCTTACGCTGCAAGGCCCCAGAGTTTATTTAGGGCTTGGAGTTCAAAGCTGAAGGTCGCAGCGCTCTTATAGCTCGTGTCCATACCAGGAATCTGAGTGATTCTAGCGCGGAACACCTTAACGATGTAGTAGCCAGCAATAGCGCTCTCGGAGCAGTCGTCACCAGAGCCGTAAACCGGCCAGATTGCACTGCACTCGCCGATAGCGGATTCCTTATTGGTAACGATAGCTTCCTGCACTTCCTTCGTGTAATTGTACACGACATCCACGAAGTCGATATCATCGTCAGCAGAGAAGGTAATCTCCTTGCCATTGATCAGGTAATGACCCGCCGTCACAGTACCAGACTGAGTGGTGATGGGTTCCATACCAGCAATGTACACAGACCCTTCGATAGGAGTCTGCAGCAGGGTGATCTTGTGGTTAGCATCCGGCTCATGCCGCTCGCCAGTAGGCAGAGCATAGTTGGCATTCGCCGCATACTCGGTCTTGTTCGCCATAGCGAACAGGTCGGCATCAAATTTGCCACACGTAAAATTCATCGTAAAAGTCGATGATCCGGGCAAAACAGCCACAGGGAACCATTGTGTTCAACGTAGGTCGTTACTCTACGTCCGTCTTTCGACAGCTGCATGTTGCCATGCAGATCAGACTATATTTATACCCAAGGATTATGCACATACTTGGGCCTATCTCTTTCGGGCCACTTGGCCCTACACCTTGGTGAGAGGTTAGTCGTTACACTTTACACAACACAATATTTAAATACTAATCCATCTGGATGCTTACGTGCTCCAGACACGTATCTCCAAATAGTCCTAGGCGTGACACCAAGTTCAGCGGCGCATTCTCTTACTGTTTTCCAAACTTGTCCCGTCTGAACACATGTGACACTATGAGGTTCTTTATTTGGTTTATAATTGTCATCATCCACATACTTATAATGTTTGCCTTTACATTTATATCCATGATACAGACTTTCTTGCAAGCTAGCACTGTTGACATCGAGATCTTTTGCGCAGTAATTTGCACATTCCCACATTTCGCCCGTTTCAATACAAAGTACGGCTCTGGCGTTAGGGTTTTTACCACCTGACAACCCTGCGCCATCTCTACCACCAGACGTTATGTTGTATCCATATTGTCTTTCGTTGGACTTATACTTCGCAATTAATTCGATCTCAAGTGCATCAGCTTCTTCTCTGGATAAATTTGTTTTCACAATTTCATGAACAATATTATCCCATCCGTATTTTCGAATTGCATTATAGAACATTTGTCCTTTGTATCTATGCCCTGTCGCGCCCCATCTTCTACGAGGATCGCCAGTACATTGACCGACATACTTTTTTCCATTTGCAACGACAGTATGAACATAAACAGTATACATATTAATCACTCCTTGTTATATCTGCTCAACAATTGTGCTATTGTTGAGATTGTGTTGTGCTGTAGTTCGGGATTGTCCTCAAAGAGGAGTTCAACCGAATTAAGATAGACTCATTCATGCATTACTGCATGAAGCCCCGTTTATTTCCAGGGACCACCCGGCGTTGATGTCCATAGTTTCAATGTTTGCGCTAACGGTCGCAGCGGTCAGTTCATCGAAGTAGAACGCATGACCATCGCAGCGACGGAACACTACTTTCGGGACGTCAGCAACGTAACCCTTAAGAGCAGCATTATAAGTTGCCATTGCACATGACCTCTTTCATGATTTATTTATATCTGACATCAATATTCTGTCCTCCCAGAAACTTCATATATCTGCCCGATATATCGTATAGAGGCCTTCAGATAACCTTTGAAGCTGTAACGTAGCTTCAGCCGCCCTAAGACAGAGAGACGGGCTGTGTAACCGTCTCTCCGCTTAAGGAGGAATTAACCATGTCGCAACGAGCAGCCTCCTGCCCGGAACTCGCTGCACTATGCGCCCAAAAAAATGCGCATATCCCCAAAGAATTAATAGACCTTCATGTAATGGAAGGCTATTGTTTTGCGTTGATATCCTGTTACTCTTGTACCGCCATCCCAATCTCCGGCGATCCAGAAGCGATATCCCGTATCAGCAAGATATCTTTTGCTTGTTAATAACTTCTCAAGTTCTGCAACTATCAGATCGATTCTTGTTATTAACCGATCGTCTCCTATGTTGCGCAACTCATCTTGCTTTACGTAAATGTCAAAGAGCATTAAATTCTTTTTGACGTTTGGTACATCTGTTTCATATCCCTGCATGTCCGAGTATGCGATCCGACATACTTCGTCTGTAAGCAATTTATTGCTATATCCGGCCCGAATAAAGTATCTGTCTACAAACTGAATGATACCAGTTTTAGGAGGTAGTTTCATCAGGACTTTAAGGTCGTGATCTGGCCATATAACCTTTCGGATAATCGTATTCCATGCGTCGACCCATCCCATCATCAGTTACCACCTCCCAAATAGTTTTGTATTTCAGCTGCAACTAAAGGTTTTGCTGCTTCGCTTATCTCAGCTGAGCTGTTGCTTATTCCGATTCGAGTCGCATCTGGTGCAAGAAGCTCAACAATATGCACAGCTTCTTCTTCTCCGTCTAAATGTGGAAGTTCCAGCCACGGTAATTCAGTGCCCCAGAATTTCTGCGGAACAGAACTTGTATATGTAGAGCCATCTACGTTATGAGCCGTACCATTGTCACCACCAGCAACAGGGATATCATGATTTTTTAAATACTCAATGATATAAGATTCTGATGGCTGCACAGAAAACTTAACCGAAGAACCTTCGCCTTCAACTGTGCATACCAGAGCAGACATGTCTTTTAAAAACTGAGCAGCCGCCTCAGGATTCATTTCTCCGGATAAGGCACCTGCTCGATCTTGAATTCCCTGATTGATTATGCTGACATCTATCTTCGGAGCAACAATTTCTCCGGCAGGTAAATTACTCATATCCATGTAGTCCACCTGCCGCTCTTTTTGCCTGAAACTTCAGTACACCATAAGACTTGGTAATATCTACACCTACACCATCAATATCAACAATTTCATGAGTGTTTCCGCCCCAGTCAAACTTATCACCAATCTTTACTAATTTTGTATATTCATTATATTGTACAGTTAAAATGGTTAATGCTCCTGCGATTGTACCGGGAGTACCAGATACCGCAACATATTCCGGCCGCCCATCATAACGGAAAGCGTTTGCCGGAATAGACGGTGTTATTATTTGCATGCCATCCGTAGAATTAACAGTATACTTTTCGCCACTAATAACATAACCCAAATCGTCAATTGCATACCCTTCGTCATCAACAAGAGGATGCTCATATCGTTTAACTTCCAGAAAGAAATTACAGCGCACCATACGAGAAGGAGCATTGTTGGATTGTAAATGAACAGCCCAGTCTAAAATGTAGATCGAGCCATCAGGTTCAACAACCATATCACCCTGTCTGATTCCACTTGTTACAGAAGCTCGAAGGTTCATGTTATTGTCTGTGTTTTCATATCTGGACTTTGTAGCATCGGGATATACTTCACCACGGATATATTGAGGCTCATAATCCTCTTTTTCTTTGTCGTACCAGTTCTTAATCAATTCCAAATCCATTACGGTATTTGGAATGTCCTGATTTAAGAAAGCATCAAAGTCTGCGGCCAATGTCCGAGGTACAAAGAACCGCTTCGACGTACCTGTTGGTACATATGGAATAGACATTGGCCGTCACTCCTTTACTTCATTGTCTGATTGATAAATTCTGAAATGGAAACCTGATCAGCACGAATACCATTATGCGACAGGTTCTGAGGTAACCGCTTAATTGCGTTTGCCTGATCCAGCATCTTGTGTCGAATCTTCTTAAACCGTTCTTTGATTTCCGGATCCCAGTCTTCTTTCTGTTTGTTTCCGGAAAATACATAGAAAGCATCTTCGATTTCCATAATAAGACGCATTAATTCAAGATTGAGCATCTCAGTATAGGAAACGAAATCATATTCTTTCTCAACAACGGTCTCAAGGTCTTTGTTTTTATATTCAATTTTCACAGTCCACTCACTCATTTTGCCCTCAAATCCTTTACGATGCGCCAAGAGTGTACCGAACCATCTTGTAGTAAATGATTCGACGCTCATTGTCGATTGTGTTGATTGTATCCTTCAGATTTACATATGGTTTATCTGCATTCGTTACCGTAATAGCATCCGTAGAATAACCAAATCGGTTATTCACATCGCTTTGAACTTTAGAAAAGAAATTAATTTTTGAACAAAGTTCAATATACTTTCTTTCATCCAACGGGAAAATTGCATCATAACCAAAGTATTGTTCTTCAGGATCATCTCCGACAAGAACATATTTGTTCTCATCATATTGTTCTGAGCGGCCAGTATCAACAAAGAGCCTTTCGATCCCACCGATAACCATATTGATATAGTTACTGTCTGTTAATGGATATGGAGTTTCTTGCCACTCCGTCTCTTCTTTTAGCCAATCGGCTAATTTGGTAATGTTCAACATACTGGCAGCCCCCAATTTATTTATTCGCTAAACACATCAGCTTCGGGAAGTTTTGCCATGATAACCTTCATCTTGCTCGTAGGAAGATCCATTCCTTTCGCTACGTCAAGAATAGAATTAAGTTCGATTACATCTTCAATCTTCTCTAACCAAGCTTCGATCTGCTTAGCTGACTTTTTCAAATTTGCGCTGATTTCTTCTTTACTGAAATGTTTTTCAGAATACGTATCTGTATACCCGCCAAGATCTTCCAGCGTCAGATCCTTGCCGTCATCGCTTACTACAACCAGTTCCTTGGAAGAAAATGGTTTCTTCTTTCCGCGAGCGATTGTCTCCAGATACAGAATGTCATTAACCGACATAGGTAAGAAACTACCTGCCCGAATAATTGGCTGAATACCGCTTGTCAGCGTTACGCCAATGTCATAACCGCAACGGTTATAGACGCGAAATACTTTTGATCCATCCATATTTTCCTTCAATCCTTTCAAAAATTAAAAAGCGGGGAGAGGCCGAAACCTCTCCCCTTTATTTTTCACCTGTTTTCAAGTTAGATATGTCTAACTTACGCAATCTCATGCGCACCGGCCGTAGGATTCTTGCCAACAACGAAAGCCGCGCCGAACCAAGTGTACAGCAGCACTTCAGTGACACGATCGTCGATGTTCTGAGAAGCCATAGAGTTGATACCGCCTTCGTTGACGATCTTCAGGTTCCGCATTTCTGCAGACTGTCCACCGGGAACAATATAGATCCAGTCAGGATTCAGCACAGGGGTCACGCCATCGGACTTGTAAGCATTGTTCATGCCTACAACATCAGCGCCCTTCCACTTGCCGATGAAGCCATTGCCGTTATGCTCATCAATCATGGAGCCAGAGTATGCCCAGGTGGGCGTAGCGTTGATCTTCATACCAGCAGAGGTATCCAGCTGACCCACGGCCGCGATATCACCAAGCAGAGTCACCGGACCCAGCCGACGGAAGTGCAACACCTGAGCCTCCAGCAAAGCGGGATTGAAACCACCGGTGCTCTTGGCATACCAAGGAGTCGCATTCACATTCTGGAAGCCAGCCTGCAGAACGTTCTCCACGATCTCCAGCTTCTTCTCCAGAATCTTAGCATTCGCTTCACGAATCAGGTCAGCCATATTGAAGCGGCCAGCCTTCAGATCAACAATGTTGATAGCAGGACGAGCGGAGATTTCCTTCGTCCCGACCAGCAGCTGATGATCCGTGATGTAGCTACGGGCAGTGGTAGCACCCTTCGCCTGTACATAGGCATGGATGCCGTCAGTGCGAACCTTAAAGGCCGCCTTCTCGCCGTAGTTGATGGTCTTTTCGTCGGCAATCGCGCCGAGGAAATCCAGAGCCTTATTCTGCAGCTCTTCAACCGTAAACGCAACGATCTGACCGATCTGATGGCAAGTCTGAGGATTCAGATCTTCCAGCAGTTCAGAGATCAGGCTGTTCGCCTTTTCGATCTGATCGGAGTCGATGCGTTCATCCTGATTCTGAGCGGCCAGAACCTTGATCAGCTTCGTGCCGCGTTCAATTTTAATATCAGTCATGTCCGTTCACCTCCGATTAACCGATAGCGCCGGTAGCCAGAACGCCGTAGGCAGTACCCACAACGTACGCATTCGCAGCGCCACTCACAATAAACTCTTCGCCAACCAGAAGGGGATGAGCACGAAGCAGATCGCCCTTCTTCGTGACGTATTCACGATTGTCATATTCTCCGCCATCATTGAAGTCGTCCATACCATTCTCAACAAAATAGTACCGCTTGTTCAGCTTGTCGACGACAAAACGATAGCCCAGTTCACCGTAGATATCGGTGATTTCCTTGCAGACAAACTTGGTAGTAGTATCAGCAGCAGGCAGCACCAGAGCGTCACCATCCTGCACCATGATAGTACCGTTGGCAACGGGATCAGCCGCGCCGTTTACCAGTTCGCCTTCATACACATAGCCCTGAAGCTTTGTCATGTATCCAGATGCCATAGTAAACCATTTCCTTTCTATGAAAATTACGCCCTATCTTTTCTTATAGGTACGTTTTTCTTGGAACAGGGCTTTTTCTAAAGGCCATTTTCTGTGATAATATCTTCTCTCAAACTCTTTTACCGATACAACACAAAATCGTTCTATTGCTTCGCACAACAACATTGTTTCACCATTGATCACAACCTGTTTGTTGCTGCTTCTGTTTCGGCTGTTTTCTTTTCGAGAAACAAATCGACAATTTTCTGGAAAGTAACCCTTTTCATTATCGATTCTATCGATCTCCAGTCCTTGTTTCCAACCATGTTCCAATGCCCATGAAATAAATGCTTCTGCATTATCCATAGACCATTCATTACATACGGTAATTCCTTTGCCGCCATAGTCTTTATATTGTGGATGATTCTCGTTCTCACAACGATAATGCATACAATGTAACACGTTAAATAAAGGCTTATAAGAAAGCCCATGAACAAAATACATAGCATTTATCTCCTAGGTTAGATTTTCTGCTTATCGACTAAGCAGATCCCGTCCGTTTTTCTTCTCTGCGGGCTGAAGCAGATCATAGTAATCAGCCTTAGCCGTCATAGAATCAACAAACGGGTTAATCGCTTCTGCCGAAACATTCAGCTTTTCAACAGAAGCAACAACGCGCTGTTCCTTCAGACTCTTTACCTCTTCCGCCAGAGCCTTAATAGTCTCTGTCAGTTCAGCAATCATCTGTTCAGCGGTCTTCTTCTTCTCGTTATCGTTTTCGACACGAGGCACGGTTTCGTCAGAGGCGTCTCCTTCGGAGTCATCGGAGCCTTCCGCAGGTTCAGGATCTCCGTTTCCCGTTTCTCCGGGATTGTCTGTGGAAGTATCCGCAGAATCACCATCAGCTTCAGCGACGCGCAGTCCTTCTTCGGTCTCGACAAGAGTACCTTCAATTTGGTCACTTACGCCTTCTGTCACTTCCACACGCTGGAAAGCAGACTTTCCAGTCTCGCTATCGTAAGCGTGAGTCGTTTCTACTACAGTGGTGGTGTTCTCTACGTATACAGCCGCAGTTTCCGTTTCTTCAGCTTTTTCTTCCTTTTTTTTGCAGGAAGCGTCTTCTTCAGCTTCGACTTCTGTTTCGGCTTCTTTTTCAGCCGTCTCGATCTCCGTCTCGGCTACCGCTTCGGGCTGAGTTTCTTTAACCTGTTCGGTCTCAGAAATCTGAGTAGTGGCTTCAGTTTCTTCAGCTAAAGCCTGCTCGGTTTCGAGCTTTTCAACATCCGCCATTTCTGTCTCACCCCTTTCGGTGTCATCTGCATTGCTCTCCGCTACAAACTCAAGAGCTACAGCGTCCTCGCAAGCAGGGAAGGTAACAATGGCAGTTCCTTCCAGATAGTTGTTCTCCGACGCATCAATTACGAGCGTTCCATCTTCTTCTTCCGAATAATCGGAACATGCAATTTCAAAAGAGAATTTCAGTGCGCCTTCAGCAAAGAGTTCTGCAATGGCTTTACTTAACTTGACATTTCGCTTCGGAATTCGAGCGTAGCCTACAAGATAAGCACCACCATCAAATTCTTCTTTTTCGAACTGATAGAAAGATCCAATTTGCGTCGAATAAAATTCTCCGGTCTTTGCATTGTACATATGGCCGAGATTGGAGTATTTCCCGCTAGTAAGAGACTTAATGTCCGCATACAGCGGCAGTCCAACATACCGTTCTTCATCAGCGATAATCTCGTCGATAAAAGCTTCAGTAACCTTAACGCCGTTAAGATTCGCTTTAGGCGTTTCGAGTATTCTCATCTTTACAGACATGAATACGTCGGACTGTTTCATTTCGGAGATGACAGAAGCAAAGCTGATAAATTTGGCCTTACTATTCATTGTTTGTCTCCTTTTTGCTTTCAATTGTCAATGCTGGGAGTCAAGGCCAATTGAAGCGAATCTTTATATCAACAACCTTACGGTTGGAGATATTGAAAGTCCCGCCGGGTTGCGCATGAAACAGAGGCGTGGCGGGTTCTGTCTGGCTGCCCCTGTGGGGTTTGAACCCACGGCCTTCGGATTAACAGTCCGCTGCTCATCCAGCCGAGCTCAAGGGCAACAAGAAACACCGGGGCCGAAGCCCCGGCTCTTGCTATCCGCGTTTAGAGTAGCGGCAACTCAGGTTTTCTGATAAACCATCTAACACACTTAAAGACATAGACTTATTTATAAAGGACGCTCTGCGCTACACGTCCATATTATTCATCCGGCATAGAACCTTCAGGCGAAGAAGGCTTTGGCTGTTTTGAACGATCAGCCGCATCTGGATCGGATGTCCTTTCTGTATTATCAAGAGTCGGACGCCCTGCGCCTTCAGAAGATTCCTGAACAGTATTGCCTTCTCTGGAAACAAGAACAGAATCAATTTCTTCAGATTCTTCCTTACGTTGTTCAACTTCTTTGTCAATGGAATATCCAAATGCATCAAGATAAGTCTTTGTAGAAACAACACCGCGAGACCACAGTTCTTTGCATGCTTCACGGAGAGCCTTTTTGCCTTCCATTGATAAAGGCATAAATTTAAATTCAGGAACTTCCTTCAAGTTATTAGTAGCCGGAATAATCTCTGTAAGCTTTTCATTTACACGATTCATTAACTCACAGAACTTTTCTCTTGCGTCATTAATGCGTGCTTCAGCTGTTTGCATAGAAATCTGCGCCGATGCAAAAGTAGAGCCGTCCTGCGAAATACCGCTTACTATAATTCCAGATACACCACCTGCAGAAAGAATATCATTGTTCACATCTCTGTATTTATCCCATTGGAATAAGTCAGCCGTATCAGCCTGTACAAACTTGGATTCTGCAAGATGGTTAGTAACCACAAGCGGGAACCCTGTCATGCCTCGTTTAAAGATATTCGATACCTGTCTCAACTGATTTGCATCAGGCAGCATATCCTGTCCTTTTGTTGGATCACCATACTTAGCATGAGCAAAACCGTGTGCCGCAAGGTTCAGAATAGCTTTCTCATAAGTAGCAATCAATTCTTTTCTGGACAATGGTTCCAAAGCAGAAGCAATAAATGGAATTGCATATCTGTTCCAGCTTTCCTTGTTGCCTTGCATAACAAAAGTATTTTCAGGATTAAGCTGGGCATACTGTTGTCCTTTGTCAATGGCTTTCTTCACTTCTTCCGGATAACCCTTGAAGTAAGCATCCATGTTGTTGTCTTTGATCCAGCCTTCATAAATAGAGTATCCCTTTTCTCTCCATTCATTCTGAATCGAAAGACAGTCAAAATCCACGATAGGCATTCCATTTAACATCATATTACCGATTCTGCATTTATGGATTGGCAATGTGATCAACTGCCCATTCAAAAGATAACAAACAACATTGTAATATTTCCAATATTCCAACATGATACCATTGATTTTCTCTCTTAGTCTCATTCGTTTATATTGATCTTCATACAATTTGATTGTTTTTTCGTTGTTGCCTGTCAAAAGCCAGCTTGAGCAGGTAGAGAATGGAACGAATACATGCTGAATAATACCGCGAACAATCGGATCAGCATCCGTATAATAGTCCGCCAATTGGTAAAGACTGACAATATTATTCTGTTTGTCTCTCAAGATAGAGTCATAATCATATCCTGAAAGATTTCCACTGAAAGTAATGTTAGAGTTAGTATAACTTTGAAATACATCTGGTGTATTGTCGCTAGTTGCACCAACAAATTCATTCCGGCGAGTCTTATCAATTGACTCAGAAGGAACCTTTAAGCGGGCGCTCGCCCTGAATCTGTCAAAAATACCCAAGGCTTTTCGCCCCTTTCTTTAAAATCTTGAAACGATTCCGATCGCAGGTACTCCACGACGAAAACGTTTAACGTTTTCCTTTTCGAGCTCTGATATATAATCGTTTGCCATTGCCAGACTTGAGTATCGGTCCTTGTGTTGTCCGGCGTGAGGAACATCATATGTCTTATTACCTGAGGAAGATGTGCGTTCCACGATATTGCCCATCTCAAACTGAAGGGCGTCGGCCTGAAGGAATATATCCATTTCTTCCTTGGTAAGTCTTAATCTTTCATCTTCAATTTCCTGCTGTCTTGCGCGCATTGTTCTTTCCTGAATTGGAAGCTCAATCTTTTTCTTCTCAAAAGCAACACGCAAATTACTATAGATTCTTTGGTTCAAAGTGTTAACAGCGCGGAAAGGATGCAAAGCCTGAACCGCATCAGGGTTAGACAGCGGTTCATCGTCTACAACAAGCGGTGGATATTCTTTACCCGATACAGGATCGATCCACTCCTGATCGAAGAAACGATCGAAACTGTCTCCAACGCCTCGTGCGTCGTAGATAATCTTTTCCGTATTCGGGAAACGAAGATGATAATATCTACGTACTTGTTCTGCAAGATAGTCTAACGGTTTACCGTTGAAAGCACGCATATTGACTAACTTACGTGTGTATGTACCGTCTTTACATTCCACAAACTTAACTACAGAAAGGATTGAGTTATCAGATCCTTTAGCAGTAGAAGTAGCAATATCCAGACAGATAACATATTTTGATTTTGAATTCTTAGGCTGTTCCATTTCAATCTTATCTAAGTTACGACATGGAGTTGTAAGGTCAAACGGAAGAGCCGAGTTGGAATTGGCGCCCACAAACTTGGAACCATATTCCATATCAAACGTAGCTTCTGGCATACGTTCTTTTTCTTTCATGAAGAAGTCTATATCTGTAATACCATTTGCCGCAGCCGAACGATAATCCAATGCGCAGCAGAAGACAGACTTGTCTCCTTTGGCCATACGAGTGAGATCCTTCATAAAGTTGTCGTAGTACTGATTACTTTTTTCACATGCTGATGTGATAGTAATCGTTTTACTTGCGAAATCTTTGAATCCATAATTAAAGCAGACTTCTCTTGTCGTATTACGAATAGGAGAAACAACAGCTTCAAGCGTGTCCTGATCTACATCAAGGGCCTCATCGATAATTATAATTTTGGCCCGAATACCTCTGGCACTATCGATAGAGGCCGAGATAAGCTGACTGCCGTTTTTCAATGTACAGCTTGAGCTATCTTTCGAGACCTGAACAAGACTTTTTGAATTAGAAGCTGAGATTTCATTTGCTATATTTGGATTCTGTTCCGCCAAAAGTTTTAGCTTGCCCAAAGCAAGTGTCGCCTGCTTAGCCGTGGCCGAAACAATCAACACCGTTGTTCCCGGATACAGAGAACATAATGCAAAACCACCCAAAGAAGCCAGCCATGTTTTACCATAGCCACGGGAACATGTGTCTTTAGAATCAACACAGTTACCCATTTGTCTCAGCATAACATGTTGAGTACGAGTTAGCTTAATTGGACGGTACGCATCTTCCACATAGACATCTAAGTGAGATCTGTAGAACATTACCTGTTCTTCCATAAGATCCCAATTAGTAATAACACCCATTCTCGGAGTCATGTAATCACGCTCCGTTTAAATCGAGTGCTTCAACGATGTATCTAAATTCTTCAATAGTTTTATCTACATCGTCTTTGGGCCATTCAATCTTACGAGTCATGCTGTGCCCGGTTGTTTCTAATTGGAATGCTATTTCCGACCATGAACCTACGCCGCTCTTATCACCGGGCTTACGTTTGCACGCAGCGAAGTTACCCGTCTTCATCAGCAGGTCATACTGGGCGATAGCATCTTTAACATCCTGCAAAGAGCATTTGCCGGACATATATTTGTCCTGTGCTGTATCAACCAGCAACGACGCTTTAGCTAATTTCTTGGCGTTGTCCCTTAATGAAATATCAGAGAGGTCAAAGTCATTTTCCAAACCCTGATAGTAGGTTTCCAAGTATTCGATCTCAGAGGGCTTGAACATTCCATTGAACTCATGGGAGTAAATCTTAACGTTAGGATCGGCAGGCTTCGCGGCTGAGATATCAACGATCTTCCCGGCCTCTTTCGCTTCAGCATAACTATTCGCATAAACATCACCATTGTGATCCTCATACTTATAGATCTGCGTCTTCTGCATCATTCCCGGAACAATCTTGCACGCAATACTTTCCAGTATTACCTGCTGTCTGTCTTCAGATGATTTCTGAAACACAGAGTTATTGGCCGCCTGTAAACCAGCCTGCTTAATTGCATTGGCCCACATCGATTCATTCCAAGCTCTGTTGTTTTCCCAGAAATATTCACGCATCTCATCCTTGGTCTGACACTGCGCAATACAGTCTTTACACCATGAATCTTTTCCGCCCTGATCGATCCAGTCGCGATTAGAGAAAAACTTTGCTACAGGTACAGTCCTGTGACATTTCACACAAAGCTTGGTTAACGGAGGTTTCTTCGCAGTAGTCCTGTACTTCGAAGTAATCATTCCGTATCATCCAAGATCTCCATCAGTTCCTTTTCAGGTCCTGTAAGATCTTCTTTCTTTACTGAAATGTATCCGTTCTCCATTTGCTTTGTAAGTGTCTCAATGTTCTTGAAAGTTCTTTCATTCCTAACCTGTGTATAGAACTCCGTTAAAGCAAGAAACAGTTCCGGTGTTTTTGTGTACTTAAAAGTACTGATGTTGTATTCTCCAACTCTCTTAACATACACGTACCGAATTCCCTTATCAGCAAGGAACTCTACTTCTCGTCTCCACTGGGTCATATACTCCGAATCAAACGCCTTATTGGGTACCATTGTTTATCACCTCAATTTTTAACTTTGGGAAGCTACTTCTTCCTTTATGTCACGTTTCGGATGGTTACGCTGCGAAAAGTTGTTAAAAGATGGAAATAAGTATTTTATTTGTATCAATGGATATTAAATGCTTTGCTTTTCTCGAAAGAGTTTTTTGTATGATTCGAAATATCGTGTTTTTAAATTTAAGAGGAGGGAGCTGGCCGTCAGGCCAAAGCTCCCTCTTTTTTTCTTATAGGTTACATAATGAAGATTGTTCGAAAAAGAGATGGAGGTTAATTTTCAAAGAGGACTTGGAAGGAAATAACGTGATATAAAAGGCTTGCACAGAAAGGTTTGAATTTGAAATAGGAGGTTTGAATTTGAAATAGGAGTTGGAAGAGAATATATATCGAGCAATTTACGCTCACAAAAACTTTTCAGCGTAAATTACGGCCCTTTTTCTGCAACGAATATCCCAACATTCTTAGAATGTTCTGGATATTTCTGATTTTCTGAAATGGGTCAGGTAGCTCAAAAATCCAATACAAAAAAAGAGAGTCGCAGCAATGCGGCTCTTTTTTTGATAAAAAAGAAGGAGGAAACAAACATGGATTACATCAGTATCATCAAAAAGGAAGCAGCTCCCTACATGGATCGTCTCTCGATCCGTAGAGAAGCAATGCTTAAGCAGGATGAAGAGCTTTACGAGTATAGTTTTTCATCTGCTTTCGATTGTGCCAAACATCATGACCACGACAGGTTAGTATCAGCCGTTAAAAAGATTAACGTACAGTTAATCAAAGACGGTAAAAAGCCTCTTTGTAGCGATGATCGCTACGAGGCAGCAAAGTTTTGCTGCATTATCAGCGGCAGAAAAGAGTTAGTAGACTATGTTTACTAACAAAAACCACAAGGAGAGACTGAAAAGCCTCTCCTTTTTTTATTATTATCAAATAAGGAGGAAAATTATGTATAACTCTCCATACAAACTGTATATCGATAATGATTATATTGAGTACAAGTTCATTACCGATGCTGCACAAGCGTGGGCAGACGAACCCAACGCCAAAATATTCGATGCTAATGGCATTGAGGTAGAACAAGAGGACATCGAATCAGTCCTCTGTTGGTAACTTTGACAAACAGGAGATCCAAGCGGTCTCCTGTAGTCAGAGCTACTGTCTCTGAAAAAAATAAAATAAGAAAGGTGGTACCCATCATGATTAACATTATCGACATTTTTCCTGCTCTTGCAGCCGCATTGGCAACGTTCCTTATTTGCTTTGTTGTTTACAAAGCGGTAACGGGAAACCAAACAGCAACGATTATTCTTACCGCGATCGTTAGTTTCATAATTCTCATTGGAGCAGCTGCAGCAGGAACAGCAGAAACACAATACAAATACCAATTAGAAATTTGTATTGTTAATGTCTCCGCAGAAGAAATCAATATTATTCGTTTGTCAGATGGAAATGAATATGCCATCGACTTCGAATATGGTTGGTCTAATGGACTCAACATTGTTATCTTTAACAATAACAATACTACATCGCCTTATGATGATATTGTTATTGTAAGAAATGAACTGTTCTATGGTTTTATTAACAGCAACATTTAAATACTGTTGCTTTTTATACGGCATAAGGTAAGCCTGCTCCACGGTGGACGAAACCTTGAAACATGCGGGTGTTTGCCGCAGTAACCTGCAACGGTTACACATTATATGCACCTACTGCATAGTGTAGGAGAAGGAGGATACCATGTCTATCAATACCATCACACCCATAAACTGGTTTGAAGATTTCAACGGAGCGAATTTTGGCTTTATTAGACAAGCAGCTTGTAATAATAATTTACCATTCGACGATAAACTGAAAACCATTAGTTTACCAAGATGTATTGAAGCCGTTGATGGGTTCGGGATTCAGGGAAGCTTTGAGAACCATCAAATTGTATTCACCGTTGTTGTTGTTAACTATGAAGAATGTGGTGGAGATCCAGATGATCCAAATTGGGAATATCAACTGATCCCAACGCTCTGGCTATACAGTGGGACATGGGACAAACACAAAATAGAAGGGTTAGCTTCTAGCAGCCAATTGGCAGTTGGCAAAATGCTACAGGGCATTTATAGAAACGCAAATGTTCATAATCCAGAGGTCGCATCTGCATTAAAGACACATAAGTTTAAATTCAGAACATTCGGCTTTTGTTGAAGACAAAAGGTAGGTATAAAAGCCTGCTTTTTTATTTCAACATACGTGAACAGAAGAGCTCTGAGTAATCAGAGTTCTTTTTTATATATCAACATGCATGAAGTACTCGCTCATGCATTACAACCGCAAAATCCCAGCGGTATGAGTGTGGCAATTGGGTGCCGTGCTATACGAAACATAGCTCAAGGCCGAGCAGGCGCATCTTAGCTCAAAGATGCAAATGTTTATCAATTCTATTTTGTTGTCTCTTAAGTGAGACAGAAAGGAAGGAAACCATGTCTAAGATTAATACTTCTATTGCTGTCGTCTCCGCTCTGATCAACGAAGGGAAAATTCCGACGAAGGTGGCAAATGCTTTAGCGATTTCTCTGTCTGTAACCGAATTAAGACAGATCGTTGCCAACAATGCTCTTGACCGTCTCATGAAGATTGAAGGCATCGGTGAAAAGAGAGCTGCAACCATTATTAAGGTGCTTACTGGAAAGATCCCTCAGCGGCTTTCCGAGAGCCGCACCGGCAAGAAGATCAGCACTCGGGAACCGAGCGTAGGGTTCTCCCTTCGTTCGTTCGCTTCCAAGACCGTAATGAAGGAATATGTTCCGTACATCGAAGCGATAAATAATATCGAACTGTACAAAGAAACCGAAAACGGTCGTATGCTCGATGACGAAGCATTGCTTGATGCCCGTCAGGCATATGCTGAACTCAAGAAGTTTTCGAACGAACTGGACGAAAAGAACTTACCGTTCTCTCTGTTCCAGAACGAAGGAACTATCTCACGGATGAGCCGCAGCATCGGCTCTGACATTTTCGGGATCGATTACACCTCAAAGAAACCGACAACCGCATGGATTACTGTCGAACATGGAATCCAAGAGCTGATCAATTTCAATTGGCACGTTTTCGGCAACACGAAAACCGAAGCCGAAGCTGAAAAGAATCGCCTGCAGCAGGAAATCGAACACAGACTCGGTAACGCCGGTGTTCGGATGTATGTTGGCAACACGAGCGTAGAAAGCTCAATGATCCACTACGGTGGATTCGCAGCTTCAGCATCTCACCAGAAAGACGAGAAGTTGGTTATGGCTGACGCAAAACTTATGAAGCTTCATGAAGAAGCAATCTGGTTCACTATGAAGATGGCCGAAGTATTTGATCTTGAGATCAACGGAGCGGCAATTTGGAAAATGAGAGCAAACCTTCTTAGACCGATCCGTTGCGGTCTCAAAATCAAAGGTGGTCGCCAGCTTACGCTGAATGACATCGAAATTAAGGAACCGATCATTGTTAATCGTGTCATCAAGAACGCTCGAAAGATTGGTGAACTGAACGAAGAGACGGGTGAAATCTTCGAAGACGGCAAAATGGCTGTTGAAAAGACCTTGGCCGACGGCACTCTTATGTCTACCGTGGAACTCGAACAGTGGGGTCAGACCACTTCTTATGGCATCAAGGGATGCTCGGGAGACGGAACCGCTCCGATCAAGTACGCAGCGAAACTGGAAGGGAAAGAAGTTCCTTTGATGAAACCCATCCTTATGGATGGGGGATGCTGGAAATTCGATAAAGTCAGATGTTCCTGGGAAGAATTCGTTCGTAGAGCGAACAAGCTCGCCGAACGGTATCCGAGTTTGAATAAACTCTGGCTGCTCCGCGAAGGAGACGAGCTGGAAGACGACGTTAAAGTTCGTCGACTGACTCGGAGTCTTATTCAGCAGTGGATCCATCTCGACGCTCGCGACATCCGTATGATCACTAAGAAGAGCCGCAAGAGCCTGAACAAAATGAAGACCTTAAAGGGTGCTATCAACATGATGGCCGAGACTGGACGGGAAGAAAAGAGCCAGTTGGGTAAGGTGTTTGAGAAAGCACCGTGGCTGGTACTTAATCCTGAAGTTCAGAGATATCTCGAAACAAGGTTTGTCCGGAAACAGAGGGAAGCTGCGGCATGTAAGTTTAAGACGACTGGGTTTTATCCTTACATTCAGGAAGACTTTGTTGCCATCGCCCAAATTTGGGTGTTTGGTGCCGATTCCAACCGTATGGATCTGGGCGTGTTGAAGGCAGGCGAAATGAGCGTCGCTGATGTGGCACCCAAGCAGAAAATGCTGGCAGTCCGGTTTCCTGCGAACTATCAGACCGCTGCCGTACGTATCAATGTGCCTTGTCGCGAAGCTTTCAGTTCTTGCAGCAACATCTGCATGATCTCAATCTACGACGATATCCTGATCCGTCAGGATGGTGACGTAGATGGTGACGAAATGGCCATCATTCTGGATGAAATCGCAATAGCTGCGACTGAAAGAATGTACGAAGAGTTCAATCCTCCGGTTGTCGTGTTCGCACACGGAGGAAAGGCTCCGAAGAAAAAGATCAGCAATCGGGCTGGTCTTATTGAAACTATGTATAATGACTTGTGGAAGGCCAAGAAGTTTGATGGCGTTGGAAAGTATGCCAATCTGGCAACTCTTTGTTGCCACCTTGCTTCTCTGGCTTATGCCCATGGAGATATGGACGAAGTTAAGATGCGCCTTGTTCAGATGTCTCTGGCATCGACTGGTGCTATCTTAGCGATTGACCAAGTGAAAGGCAACGCCGTCAGCGACGAGCTGATCGAGCGACTGGAACAGATCAGCAAGTCTGTCAGGAACCAGTGTCTGAACATGATGCCGTTCACTCAGCAGTTCGTCAAAGGCCTGAAGGCTGATGAAGTTCTGCCTGAAAGTGATGCTTTGTGTGATCAGATGGCTGGTCTGATCATTCGCGATACCAACGACAAGGAAACCAACGGTTATAAACTTGAAGTTGGTAACGCGCAGTGGAACGCAAAGGAAGCGAAGCGGGCTATGCTCGACTTTGGCCTGAGAACGACTTCACTCCGGAACTCTCCTGTTCCGAAGAGCATTCTCGATACACTGGCGGATAACTGGTTCAACGACAAGAACAATGCTGATCAGGAGACCTTCCGTCTGATCAAGGCTGGTCAGCCCGTTCAGATGAAGGATCTGGTACTTCTCATGTGGAGAAATGCATGTGCGTTGGAATTCCGTATGACCGGGGATAATCTGACCGCCAAGCGGGAAGAGTATCTGAAGATTGTACGTGAAATGCTGTATACACAGGCAACCTCTGCTAAATGGGTTGGTAATGACGGGCACGTATTCACCGATGCCGAAAAGAAAGCTTCTGTCGTGAACGTTCTGGTGTATGATGCACTTAACATGAGCGGCAAAGGCAATGGTATCGATGATGACAAGAAGGGATCCTATGCAATCTTCGTACTGAAGGTGTTTGCGAAGGAGATCCTCTGGTGTCTCGAACGGAACCATGCAGATGCCAACCTGTTCAACATCAAGTATGCGACTGCTACCGATCTGGAGATCGAAGAGTCCGCAGAAGCGATTGAGAACATTCTGGCCGACGGGTGGGGCAACATTGACGAAGATCAGGAAGTGTGGTTCTCCGATGAGGATAACTACACAGACTATGATCTTGGCGACAATGACTATGTAGAAGAATGTTAAACCATAATACACGGGAGCCGCACGATCGGCTCTCGTAATTGTGGCTTAACACACCACAATATCACCCCAAAACCCTAACTTCGACACCGACCGATTCTATTAGGGCGGGGGAGTTTTTTGGGACGCTCTAATTTTACGGGGCCAATATTTTTTCGGGCCCTATATATTTTTCTCGCAATATATATTTTCTCCATTGTTATTATATTATCTCCGTCCCACAAGTGGGACTACAAATACTTTTGTGAAGAATGTTGTTTTCAAACATTTCTGTGTCACGTTCTTAATTGTCGCGGCGACCGAATATTTTACAGGGCGGGAGAGATTTTAAACCCTTCGGACTTACAATTTCTTTCCATCCTTATTTTATCAATCTTTCGCCTTTCCTTAACTTGAAATACTCACACGGCCCGCAAGCGGGCCTGCAAATACATCTGCGAAAGGAAAACCATCTCCTTTCAAGGTTTCTCATTAATCAATTTTCCTACTGTTCGCACACGATCCACCGGATCGCAAGCGATCCTGCTAAGTACCCTTATGGGAAAATCCCGTATTACATAATTAAATATTTTAGGAGGTATTGGTTATGTTCATGGAAACTCGTAATGCTCTGAAGAAGGCTCTGGCGGACTGGAAGGAACGGCTCGTTGAGCATGACAGGAAGGTTGCCAAGCTTGAAGCTCTCGTTCGCTCTTTTAACGAAAACACCCCGGAGCATCTGTTTGTTCCTACCATGCAGGTCTTGAAGAAGGCTGAGCAGGAAGCTGATTTGATTCGGCTGAACTGCCGTGCTTTGGAGACTGAACTGAAGAAATACAGTCTTAAGCCTGCAGCATAATCTCGTATATCCAGTAAACCGCCCCGGCTACTGCTTAGCGCTGGTTGGGACGGTTAATTGGCTACACGAGGACTTTCAAGCATGTGACTATGGCAGACTGAAAGTCAATGCTTGAGACATGTCCTACATTTCGCGTCATGTTTTGCGGAAGTTGCCAGTTCTGCTTGACATGAGCGGCATGGGTCCCGGGGGATTAAGGGTCCCCTGGGATTTCCATTCAATAATGACATTTTCCTACTTCATGGGTTACCTCCTTCCTTTGGAGAGAATGGATTTCTTCCTTGAGCAAGAAGAATGAAATTCTCTCCTTTCTTTGGTAAAACCAGCCATTGGCTGATTTTATATAACCCGAATTAATCAAAGACTGAGATCTCGAATTCGGGCTATTTCTCTCTTGCTTATTAATTATCGATTAATTTTAGGAGGATCAAACAATATGTTTAACGTTGATATCTACACAGACGGAGCGTGCTCCGGGAATCCCGGCCCTGGCGGATACGGTGCGATTATTACCTGCAAAGGGCAGGAAAAGATTGTCCGTGGTTTCGTTGAAAATTCTACCAACTGCAGAATGGAACTGATTGCCATTATTGAAGCAATCAAAGTTCTGAACAAACCATGTCAGATTCAGGTCTACACAGACGCAAAGTACGTCGTTGACGGTGTGACCAACTGCAAGAAATGGCTGGCCAAGAAAGATCTTGCCAATCGTGACTTGTGGATGGAACTCATCACAGTAGGCAACGAAGGCAAGCACAAGATGAAATTCATTAAAGTCAAAGGTCATTCCGGAGATGTGATGAATGAACGCTGTGACAAAATTGCCAAAGAACAGATTCGTAAATACTGGCATGAAAGGACTGGAATGGAATGAAAAAGCAGGTGGCTATCTATCTTTTCGCATTTCTGGTTCCAACGGTTTTATCTCTGATTTTTGTGAGGTGAATAAATATGCATGAGTATCAATGTATTGATACCGAGTATGGAGTGAAAGGATTCATGCCCAGCGGGGAACAGCGTGAGTTTGCAACAGAGTCGGAATATCGGGATGCATATACCGATGAGGAAAACGAAATCTACGATGAGATGTACAGACTGAACAATGGTTTTCAGTATGAAATCGAAGAAGATTTCGTGCTTGGCGCATGATCCTGTTATTTACATCTGTCGCAATGATTGCTATCTCGTTCTGGGCCGGAATGAAGACAGCAGACAGATACCATCGAGAGGCCATGCAGCATGAAGAATATTCCCTGAGATTAGCCCATGCAAGAATAGAATCAGGAAGTTATCCATCATATGTTGCACCAATTCAACCCATCGGTCAACCATTTATGGACAGACTGAAATCCCAAGGGAAAGCTACCCAACAAATTCGAAAATCCAAACAAGCATGATTCCCCGGGGCGCAAGCGCCCCTACAGGAATACATCTGTGAAGGGTAAACCAATTCCCTTCAAATCCCCATCATGTGGCGTCCGATACCCACAATAAATACCGCCGTCGGATAGGACTGTCTCCCGAAAGAGCTGGGCAGATTGCAATGCAGAAATTGCTGAACCCATCGATTAAATTTTATTGATTAACGGAGGATTTTGAAAATGACTAACTTCCTTGCTTCTGGACATATTGTCCGTAATGCTGCTACCCGTACCGTGACCGTTGGCAACGTGCCGACTCTGGTGACCGACTTCACCGTGGCCGTCAATGACGGATATGATCCCAAGACCAATCAGCCCCGGTATACCAACTACTGGCGCGTGAGCCTGTGGCGTGAGACCGGCGCAAAGCTGGCTCCGCATCTGGTTCAGGGTCGTGCTGTGAACATCACCGGTATCCCGACTGCCCGTGCGTGGCTGGATCAGAACGGCAAGCCTCAGGCTCAGCTTGAGGTGAAGGAAGCCCGTGTCGAGCTGATCGGCAAGAAGCCGGGTGATGACATTCCTGAGGAGCCGATTCCTGCGGATGTTATCCCGGAAGAGGAACTGCCTTTCAATCAGTAATTGAAACCATAGGGGGAATCAGAGCGATGGGGCTCTGGTTCCCCTTTTTTCGACTTCTCCATGTTGCATGTTCGATTGCGTTGCTTCGGTACCTAACTTTGAAGCCATGGAAGTGTGACATAAAGGAGAGAGACTAAAAGTTTTTTCTTTTTTTCTTTCCAGAATATTTTATTTCTTCGTATCTTACGAGAGATTTTTAATCACGAAGGCGTGTCTTGATGAGGGGATGACTATTTGTCCATCTGAAAACGACAGCGGCCTATTTGATTATTTTTTCTCGGTAAATACGTTGAAAGAAGGAAAGGGTGATATTTTTGGAAACTTGTTTTAACTACTGTGATCCAAAGACTGCATTCTTCAGCTCGGACGAACGAAAGTGGATCAATAAAATTCACAAGCTGAAAGAAAAGTACCCTTACGAGATCACGATCATTGCTGAGCCAAAGGATAACGACGGGTGTATCTATTGCAGACTTCCGGTTGCGTGGCTCAGAGTCCAGCCCAAGATCAAGCGAGAGATGTCCGAAGAACAAAAGGCGGCTTTTGTAGAGCGAATGGGCAATCTTCATAAATAACGAGAGATTTTTAGTCAAATTCGTTTTGTTTGTGGCAGGATGAGAATTTCTCCACCTAAATATTCAAACAAGCTAATTGGTTTCAATTTCATCGTATATTACGAGGGTTCTGAACAAACGTGACTGAATATTACTCTGCAGATTGCAGAATGACTGTCGTATGGCAAATTAGTTCGGTACCGAAATTTGAAGCCATGCGAAACGAGCCATAAAGGAAGAGGATGTATGAAAGGTGGGTTCGCTCCCCGCTGATCCTTCTTCCAGGCTGTCGGTGTGCGCTATACGCTTAATCGCAAACCAGCCTTTTGCGGCCGACAGTAATTTAATAAACAGGCTGCTTATCCCGTACCGATGCAAAGAAGAAGAGCAGCCGCTTACCCGATGCTTATACAGAATGATATTAGCTAACTGGGTATAGTGTCGGGTTTGTATGGGGCATTAACGCAACGGTAGCGTATCTGCTTTGCAAGCAGAAGGTTGCAGGTTCAAGTCCTGTATGCTCCACCACGACTGAGGGCGACGTTAGGGCGGTCGTAAAATAAAACTCTGAACAAGTCACTGTCAAAAGCCGGCAAATGTTTGACATACTTGACGTCGTATCTATCGAAGGTGTGGTGTAACGGTAACACGCGTCACCAGGAATGACGAGTCGCAGTTCGAATCTGACATCTTCGACGTGTCGCGACTGATGTGTGGAGTTTTGATTTCTTTCGGCCATACAGAGAATGACAATCCAATGAAAGAAATAGCGGCATGGTGACAGCCGGTTGAAAAAGAAGGGCTCGCTACCCAGTCACCTTATCATTATGGCTCGTTGGCGCAAATGGAAGATTCGCAAGTGATTTAAAATCACTCGGGGCATATCCCCATATCGGTTCGAGTCCGATACGAGCCACTGCTTCCTTTATGGAAGCCCAACACCTCCTTTCATCATAAGGCCGCATGTCAAAGTGCGGCCGACTTATCTCAGCTTAGTGTAACGGAGAGCACGACGGTCAACTGCATGCCACAGTAAACACTGTGTGACTGGATGAGACAGTTCGAATCTGTCAGCTGGGACTTGCCCATTTTCTGAATAGTGGGCATTCATTAACTAACTCTCCTTGACGGTGTCTGTTTCTCAGCAAAGTCACATCGAAAGATGAAGCACTACTGGACTTAATCAGCCGTTCGATTCGGCTGGCCGTCACCAATGGGGATTCGTATATTGGCTATTACGCTCGGCTTTGACCCGAGAAAGGGCGGATCGTAACCGTCATCCCCAGCCATATTACGACAGGACTTCTTTAAACACGAATAAAAATAATATTTTTAATCCGTGCCTGTAAGAATCAAAAAAACACCCTGTCGTAAAAAAATCCACTCGGGGAAATCGACAAATCCGAGTGAGTTCGGTGTACGCTATATACTCAATTGAGAACCAGCCTTTCTCAGCCGGACAATTTATATAATCGCTTCGTGGCCGCACAATCATTCTTATAGGCCGTCAGAATCAATTTGCTGCTGTCGCCCTTCGTGCGAAGCAGTTCTACGCGTATTATATATATTAACCATATTAAGTATCTCTTAGTATACCTAAGGTATAACGTTATTAGTAACATATACGTATCGTTACTTAGATTGTTTTATTATTATTTATTATTATAGGCTTATTTGGTTATATTTTCTTTTGGGAGAAAATATAACCAATAAGCCATTATATATATTATTAATATTACTATCCTTCTATAAAATCTACATAAAGCATTTAACTCTACGAAGCTATATTATTCTCTTAAAGAGATTACTTACTTAAATTAAGAGAATCTTAAAGAGAATAAATAACGTAACAGTCTAATACAAGTAACGTATTTATAATCAAGTAATGAAGAATGAATGATATTCTCTTAATTAATAAATAAAAAACATTCTCTCTTAGAATAGTAATAATATACGTAACACTATATTCAATAAACTTATATCTTATTACTAACGGACTATAACTAATTATTTAGATATATATGTCTTAGGATAATATAATGCAGTATTAAATAAGATTATAGACTTTATACTTTGCAAGTATAAAGGATATAAGATTATTTAATACGGTTATAGATATTTTTATTTCTTTATTATAATAATATATATAATAATATTAAAGAAAGAATATTATTCTTTTAGATAATAATACTAAGGCGGTCTCAGCCGCCGGAAAGGAGTATCAATGACGGATCTTGAAAAACACCTGCTTGCTGACTTAACCTGCCAAGGAAAAGACTGTGATGACTGCTTCAGAGAATTCAACACCACAAGATGCCCAGCCGTCAATAGAGTCCAGCTCGACAATGAAGGACTGAATAAAGACTCTATAATGTATAAATATGCAGAAGTATTAGACGGCTGCTTAGACGTTAACGGCGCCTGCGGAAGTTGCAAAGCAATAGAACGAGTTGATGAATGTCCAAGACGCAAATACAGAGAGTTAGCACGGGCTGAATACGAACAATCCGGCTTTAATACTCTGTATATCAATCTTATAAACGATAACGACCTATATGACATTCTAGGAGAATAACAATGACTGATATATTTTATAACCTCGCTGATGCTATGTCCGGCTGTAATACACGTCTCTGTGATGACTGCTATAAGCATTTTGGTTTAGATCACGTGTGTCCAACAGACAAGTATTATGAAAAAGCAAAAAGAGAATATACAAACAGAACTAATGACTGGATTGAATTTAAGGATAATTATCCAGTTGCGGCTATGTACTTGCACGGTAAATTCTATTGCACTGGCCATACCTGTGTGATTTGTAGACGACTGGCCGGTATAGATAACTTAGGACCATGTCCTGGCATGCTAGAAAAAGAAACTCAGCAAGAATTAAAGATTAAAACTTATAATATATCAGTGACTGACTTAGAGAATATCCTAGGAGAATAAAAATGATTGATATTTTATATAATTTCGCTGATGCATGTTCCGGCTGTGGTAGCCGCACATGTCGCGACTGTTACAAGTATTTTCATACGAATGACGTATGTCCTATTGACAGTTATTATCATAAAGCAAAGAAAGAATATGAAAATCAGACAAGTAACTGGTATGAGTTCAAGAGAGAGTATCCAATCTCGGCTGCTTATGTACATGGCAAGCTTTACTGCACCGGCCATGACTGTACGAGCTGTAAAGCCTTGATTGGGACAGAATCTTGTCCGGCTGATATGGCTGCGGAAACACAGGAAGAATTAAAGATCATAGGTTATAAGATATCAGTGACTGATTTGGAGGAGATACTGTGCCAGTAAATTTGAAGTTTCCAAATATAGATATGCCGGTCAAGCTTACTTATCCGGATAATATTTATTTTGCTCCTCAGCTTGGTAACACTGTTCATGTGATTGATTCGGCTAGAAACCTTCTGGGTGATTATGTCGTGGCTGAGTTATCGAATGGCGGCTATACTCTACGGAAGGTCAGTGACTGCAAGGTGGATGAAAAAGAAATTTTAGAGATTCTGCAGGAGAATTAATATCTATATAATATATATTATTATAATAATAAGAAATAATATTATTAATAATCTATAATAATAAATAATCTGAATAAATATAATTAAATAAATTAAGATTATTATTCTTATTAATGAATATTATTACTCTTATAGATTATACATTATTTAGATATTACTCTCTTAAGATAATTATATTCCTTTAAATTAATTATATTATCTTTAAGATGTATCTCTTTAAGATTATTAATATCTCTTAGAGATTATACTTTCTTTAGAGATTATTATCTTAAGGATAAATGAATCCTTTATAGGGATTATTCTTATTTAGAGATAGATACTATTAGAAGAGAATAATTCTTTAGATTAAAACTACACATCTTTTTACTAATTCTTAATATATTTTTACTACACACATATTCTTTAGATATTATACACATTACTATTTATATTAATAATACTAACCATATTAATAACAATATCTCTAAAAGATAATATAATCCTTTATTAATATAATATAAAGAATAATATTTATAATATAAAGATAAATACTACACTTTGATAACTGGCGGGGAGAGAACTGGCCGGGGAGAATTGAAATGATTAAACAGTACGCCGAGAATATGATTGAAAATTGCGAAGGATGCTCTAAATGTAAGTATAAAGGCAATTGTTTTGTTAGAGCAAATAGAGAACAGGTAGCAAAAGAAGTAAAAGAGAATTCTGAAGAATGGCAGGAATTCCTTGAAGAAATGCCGGCCGTGGCTATATACGCTGGATCACACGCTATTTGCAATTGGTTCAGCTGTGAACAGTGCAAAAGCTTCTTCAAATGGGACAAAATTCGTGGGTTTCCTTGCGACAAAACCACTGAAGTAATTGAACAATGGGATAATAACAAGGTAAAAATTGATTCTGAAGAACTCTTGGATCTTTTAGGAGACAAAATATGAATATAGGCGATAAGGTATTAGTGACTGGCCCGGAAGGTTGGACAGGCGAAAGACAAGAGTATTACATTAACAACAACGAGTACACAGTGGCTCCTAGTATGTATCAATATAAAGGCAAAGAAACAACAATCTGTGCAAAGTATCATCGTAAACCTGACACTTGGCTACTTCATGGCATACCGGGTTTTTATTGGCACGAATCATGGTTGCAGCCGGTAGAAACAATTCAACTGTCAGATGAAATCTTCGATATTCTGGAGGAGTAATATGCTTGAGAAAGGAACTCCGGTTGTGATTGTCGGCCCTGAGGGTTGGGACGGGCAAGACCGTGATTATGAAATCAATGGTGAAATATATCACATCAACAATATCATGAAAGATTATCTTGGTCAGAAAACACGTATTCTTGCTGGAAATGATCAGCTGGATGATTGGTATAGCGTTGAGTCTAATTACTGGTGGTGGCATGAAAATTGGTTAAAGTACGATAAGATAAATATCGATGATAATGAGTTAGAAGAGATGCTCTTGTGAAAACTTTGTATTCTGTCTGGAATAACACACCGGATAACGATTCAATCATTGCGGCCGGATTAACAGTTGATGAATGTGCTAAACTTCTTGGAATCAAAAAGAATACTGTCTACGAACAAGTCAGCCGAAGAAAACATGGTAAGAATTGCAGTATTTTGATTATTTCAGAAATGGTAAAGGATGATGAGGAGGAGGATAACATGGTAGTAATTAAACCCGGAAATATTCTTGATGCTAAAGAGAACCTGATCTTTCAGCAGGTTAATTGCCAGAATGTAATGGGCTCAGGTTTGGCTAAGGCCATCTATACCAAATGGCCTGTTGTGAAAGAAAAGTATCATAAATTTTGTGACGGAAAGAAACCTGAGGATCTTCTTGGACACTTTCAGACTGTACAGGTGACTGATAATCAGTATGTCGTTAATATCTTTGGTCAGCTGAGCTATGGCCGTGAAAGGATTCATTATACCGACTATAATGCTTTAGACAAAGCTTTTAAAGCAATCTCCAGAACAAGAGGATCAATTGCTGTCCCATATGGTATGGGAGCAGGATTGGCTAATGGAGACTGGAGCACCGTCCTTCTTTTGATTAAGAAACATTTCTATGATCATAATGTGACAATTTATAAATTGTAATGTTTTAGAGCGGATTGGATTTTTGATCCGAACCGCATAAGCGAGGGTGGCAGAGTTGGCTGATCGCTCCGGTCTTGAAAACCGGTGAGCCTACTGGGCTCCGAGGGTTCGAATCCCTCCTCTCGCGCTATTATGCACCCTTAGCTAAGTTGGTCGTAGCTGCGGCCTTGTAAGCCGTGTAATCAGCTGGGTTCGAGTCCCAGAGGGTGTACAAACCGTCACATCCTTGCGGTATATAAATTTGGGTGTCGGCAAGCAGGGCCAAACTGCTGCAGGTGTGGTAGTCAGGCACATCGAAATACGAGTGCTGGAATAGGTAACAGTACGAAGGTCGGTAAGATTCCGCAAGAGTTAGAGGGGCGGAATAATGTGAGGTGCAAATCCTCACCTCGTATTTTATGGGAAATTAACTCAGTTGGTAGAGCCACTGTCTTGCAAGTAGGATATCTGCGGTTCGAGTCCCAAAGGGTATACTACAAAAAAAGAACAATTCGATAACATAACACAATCGTAAAAGTTGATTGAGGAGTAGAAAAAATGATTGTCAAGAAAAGAATTATTGCTACAGAAGATATAGTAGTTCCGTTCTATGGGATTAGATTATTATCAGAACAAGAATATAAAACATACAGTCGTAAAATCAACGAGATTGATTATTGGTGGTGGCTAAGTTCTCCTGACTCAAACAAGATATTTGCTGCGTGTGTGTGGATCGATGGTCACAACAGCTACATGTGTGTAAACAGAAAAAATGGTGCTGTTCGTCCTGTTTTAATCGGAAGATTTTGTAAGCTTAAACAGGGAGATGAGTTCGAACTTGCAGGCTACACATGGACAGTGTTGAATGATGAATTGGCACTTTGCAATGACGTTATAGGCTATACATGCTTCAGAAAAGATTTAGTTGCGGATGACGCTAATGAATATGATGCATCTGATGTGAAAAAGTGGCTATATGACTGGGCAGAACAAAATGGAATCGGATTTACTCTAAGTGCTGTATAAAATAGATGAAGGAGAAGAAGAATGAGCTGGTGGACATACGTTAAAGGTGTCGTCGAGGTTGAAGTTCCTGGTCGAACTCAGGCAGAAATTCGATACGTACTTGAATCGGTTCTTGATCATCTTCCCCGTGTTACCGGCTCGGAAGGTGATATGAACGTATATATATCACAAAGAGCCGGGCATAACTGCTCAAGCTCCTGCGATGAATTCGGACTCAAAACCAATAACCTCAAAGATTATGATGGTTTCAAAACCAGAAAACACGGCTGGCTTGAAACACAGAGCAGATATATGTTAACCGTTGACGGTGCTCTTCGGGATAGAGAATTTGAAGAAACAAAACGTGAATTTATGAAATGGATCTGTAGACTGGCGAAGCGGCTGAACATCTATTCCCTTGTAGTTAAGATTAGCGATTACAGTAAGTCAATGATCATTTCTAAGGTGGCACCTTTTGACCAAATGTTCGAATGGAAAGACGGTGAAAAGAGATGGACTTCTTACCTACTCTGGGAAAGAGATCCGCAAAGTTACTGGCCGCTTGAACTTGCAAACAAGTATTTTGATGAAGAATACATTGATAAAGAACTGGAACGCAGAAATAAGTGGCATGAAAGTTTTGATTGAAGTTTGAGGAAACATAATATGGCTAAATTTGTAGTTCCGTCCAGAAAGGACACAATAGTTTGCTGTCATAGATGTAAAACGTTATATGTTCCAGAAAAGATGGATTTTCCAGGAAGTTCATTTTTTGAAGAATGCCCATTGTGTCATTCCAGTAGTAATGATTGGAGTGATACGATTCCATTATGGAAGTATAATTTGATTAAACTGTTCAGAGTGGGCCCAAAAGAAATGCTGAAATAAAAGAAAGGTTTCTATGACTATTAAAGAGTTGGTATATGACTATTTCTTCCCGGAAGGCAATATAAAATCCAGAAAAAGAGATATTCTTTTTAAGCTGGCTAAGCGCGGTACTGATATATCGAAAAAAGAAAATGTCGAATTATTGTATCGTGGCTGTATCGTGCAACCAGATTATTTATATAACAAACAAGTGGTTAAATTCTGGATTGAGACACAATCTCGTACAAACGATTATATCATCTGGGTGCTATATGATGAATAATGCAACGCACTAAGGAGTTGATTCCTAATGAACAATCTAACACTAAAAGAAATATATAGACTTGCAGAATCAAATCTTACAGATACATATAATTATCAGAGAAAACGAGTTCGTGAAATGAAAAGAAAAGCAAATGCGGATATCGAACGCGCAAGACAATGGAATATTCTGGCTTCTAGATTTGATGAGTTATCAAAAGAAACTTTTGATAAAATAATGCAGTTAATAGAATTACAAAAAGAATAATTTTTTTTAGAGTGGGACCAAAAGAAATGTTGAAATGAGGTGAAGTGGTAATGAGTGAAGCTCCTACACAAAAACAAGAAGAATACGCTAAATATTTAGCTCAGCGGGTGTGTAAAGACCTTCCGAAAGAATATACAAAAACTGCTTATTCCGATTTTATCAGTCGTTGGAAACCTGTTGTTAAAGCTGAAGATGATGCTATGAATGAACCGAGTGCATGGCAATTGCAATATTATTAAAAGGCCGGTAAAGTGGAAATAAACTACAACTGTAAAAAATTAGGAGGACAATATGAGTATCCGGTGGTATCTGGAAGATAAATCATGGTCGTATGAAATGGATCTCGCATATCCATTACGTCCATATAGGCTATACGACCCCAACGGAAAACTTCATAAAGAATTTGGGAGCTTAGATGATTTGAATCATTATGTGAAAATCATAAAAGAAGTAACTCCTGTGATCGAGAAAAACATTAAAAATAAGGTGAAAAAATGAGATTATACGGAGCTAAAGTTTCTCAAGATTATATTCAACTTCCTAAAGGGCGGAAAAGACTGAAGCGCAGGTATCCGGCGAGCATTGTCTATCCATATTCGTGCCATAGGAGAAAATAAAAATGTTTATTGATCAGTTTACACCGGAACAGATTGAACTAATTAAGAAAGAATTACAAGAAAAACAAAAGAGTCAGAAACAGGCCGTCCTTGGACTTGACGAAGAGTTGCGGAAGATGTTTCCAATTGATTATCAGAAAGCTTCAGAAGAAGAAAAAGAATTATGGCTCAATCGCAGAAGTCTCGATAAACTTTTGTATGAAATTATTGATTTGACACTTCAAAATAATTTGACATATCAACGTGCATATCGAGGAATAAAACTTCGGAGAGGTTCTCAAATTGATCCTGAGTTGAAAGAGGAATACATAGAGATGGCAAATGAGTTGATGACAATCATCAACAAACATAAGAAATAAGGAGCTATTATGGGCTGGATCGTAGATCGTAATCCAACAGTTAAAGGACAATACTTGTGTACTGTTTATGAAGAAGATGAATATTATATTTGTATATGTAATTGGAATGATAAGTGGACTTGCGCATGTGATGATGTAAATGTCATTGCTTGGCAAGCACTTCCCGAAACCTATAAAGTAACCAATAAGAAGTATATAGAAAACACAATCGATAAACTTGAAAGAGATCTAAAGAACGTCAAAAAGATTATTAGAGAAACTGATAAAAAGGGCTTACTTGATACGATTAACAAAATTGTAATTAATGCCCATATTGATTTAAGTACATGTACAAATTTTAGCGGAGTCAAACTCTCCAAGGAGTGAACATGATTGAAGAGTATTTGAAACAACTTTATTTCTGTCATGGTCACCATTGCGACGAATGTCGAAAGCATTCCGGAGCAAATCATTGTCTTGTTTCAAGAGATTTTGATTGTCCACACGAAGCTCCGGCGTGGTTAAAAGATATTACCAATATAAATAAAACATGCAAAATAATTCCCGAATCAGCCAATTGTAAAACATGTAAACACTATACAACATGTCCTGTGATAACCCATAAACAGTTAGCATTAGATTATGCATATAATCGAAATCAGCCTGTTGTGGACGATAGTTTGTTACTTGAAATATTAACAAAATAAGGAGTGATTATATGGATCAGGAAGCCAAAGCTGATAATGGTAAAGCACGACTGACATTGGTTCCGAGAAAGATTCTTTATGACGTTGCAAGAATCAGAGAGTTCGGAACAAAGAAGTATAAAGATCCTGATAACTGGAAAAAAGTAGAAGCTTGGAGATATAAGGACGCGCTGATGCGTCATCTCTGTGCCTATCTTGATGATCCGAAGAGTGTCGATGAAGAGAGCGGCTTGCCTCATTTGTGGCATGCGGCTTGTAATATGGCTTTCCTTTGTGAGATGGAAGACTGGGAAGAAAAGAAAGAAGAAGTTGTTGAAAAACCGAAGTGTAAAGATTGCAAGTATTGTTGCGAAGTGAATAGAGGAAATAAAGTTTATATTTGTAAAGAAGTAAGTAAATTTGGCAAGACAATCTTCAATATTGAAGCGCCGATTTGCGAAAAAGGAACAAGAAAAGAATAAGCCGGAAAGGAGGGAAAAATAATGGCTTTAACAAAGATTGATCTGGAAACGATGGATAATCGTAACTTTCACTACAAGGCTCAATGGAAACCTGATGTGGAAGAGTACTACAAGAAAGCGGATGCCCAACTTGTAGCCGGAGAAATCTATTCACTGGGAGACAACCCTTCGACGAAGGAAGTTCTCGAAATGGCCCGAAGTGAAGATAGAGAAATCCATAAGCTGATTGAGTGGGATGACAGTATCGCAGCCGAAAAGCATCGGATGTATCAGGTCAGAAAGATTATGGG